GTATTGTAAATTCCATAAATTACCTGAAAATCATAATTGTGATTATGATTATAAAGAAAATAATAATAAGCAAAAATTAATTGATAATTTAAAATGTAGTTCTTGTAAGCTTCAAAAAATCAATTGATAAATATAAAATAAAAGGTTATTATAATATGAATTATTTATTAGTTTTTGAGTCATTTATTAGAAATTTAGTAACTTCAGGTTCTATATTAGCATTAGCTCTAACTTTATTAGATTTTATAGGCAAATATGTTAATTATGTTGGGTTTTATGCTTTTTTTAGCGGTAGTTTTATCTTAATAAATTTACTACAATATAATAAAATTTATACAATAGATAAAAATTCTACAAAATCTTTTTTACTTCATTCAATAATAGGAGGATTATTTTGGATAATATATGCTTCAATACTGTATTTTGCAGATCAAAATGGTTTTTCAAGAATGGGAGCAATCAGTATTACATTTAATTTTTTCATAATTATAAGTATTATTTATTTAATATTATCAGCATATAATGTTTTTGGCTTTTAAAATTTTTTTTATTCAATAAATTTTTGTATAATATATTTGTAATATATGCGATATAAATAGCTAATATAGCTTTCATTTTGATATTTTATATCATCATTTGGTAAATAATACATATATAATTTTATAGGATTAATATTCAATAATATTAAAGCATTTATATAGCATGAGAAAACGAATATATTATAAAATAAATATAATTCTTGGTCCTTTCTATATATAAAAGCAATTAATATATAATCTTGTGCTAAAATACCAATTCTTTTAGTATTTAGCTTTAAAGAATATACATGTAATAATGATGTAGCTAAAATAGAAATTAGTGGAGTAGATTCTACCATATTAAAAAAATAAAATATTGACCATAAATGAAGATAACGGCAATATGCTAAATTTTGAACATGTATTTTTATTCGAATCATACTTCATAAAATATATAAATATATAAAATCACTTATTAACTTCTAATATGGTTATTGGGTATCTCCATATTATACTTTAAATAATCGCGTATGAAGTCGCCAGACGGTTTTTGGCTATTTCCCCACTACTAATATTTATTCGTCGTGTGGGGGCATGACCCCACCATTAATGTAATAACATCCATTTATTAAAGTATTATTTTTGATTGCCCTACTCATTTTTGCTGAAGAAAATTCTTCACTTAATGCTGCCTTTGCTATTGATGACCAAGTATTTAATACTTCTTTTGTTTTAGAATCAATTTTTTGAACACTTTTACCAGTTGATGCAGAAGAAATTCTTTCATTATTATTTAAATCATTTTTTAAAACAATGCCATAATATCCTTCAAATGTAGCATCAATATTGTGAAGTCGTATTGGTCCACCAACAATATATTGACAATTTTTTAAATAATTTTTCATATCTTTGTCTTCATTATTATTAATTAATAAATCATTATTTTTTTTATAATTAATAAATTCTTCTATAATTTTATTAGTTGCTGCTCGATAATTTGGAGAGAAAACACAATTATCAAATAAAAAATCTTCTACTTCATTAGAACTATAAAGTTTTTTATATTGAATTTCTTTTAATGCTATTCCTTTAAATCCATGACATACTTGATTTGTTGTTTGATTTTTAAGACGACATGCTAAAAAACGAGTTCTCATATATTTATTGAAATTTTCAAATAATACTTTTGTTGGCTTGGTTCTATTATAAATCCGGAATTGTCCGGCAATAGTTGTGGAATCTACTTCTAAATCATTATGTAAAATACAACATTCGCTAATAAATTTATCAAATTTGGATTTTAGACTATGATCAATATTAAAATTATTTTCTAAAATATTATTATTTATATTAATATTTTTATTAATTTCATGATTTTCTGTAATAGTTTTGAGAGAATGTGTTAATTTTTCATTTTTCTCTCTATATTCATTTATTTTTATTTTTAATTCTTCATTTTCATTGGCCAATCTCTCAACCTCTGTTTTATAATTATTATTTTCTTCTATTAATTTATTGAAATTTTCAATATTATATGTTTTTTCTGATATAATATCTTTAATATATTTTGAGAGACGAGTAATAGTAAAATAAGTTGCATCATATGCTAATATTTCATGTTTATTATATCCATTTACTTCAATGCTGCGTAAATGAGATCTGATTTTAGGATGCGCTTTAATCGCATTTTCTATTTCTTGTCTATTATGAACTTTGAACGCATCTCTCAGGATGAAATTATTATATGTTTTATGATGGTCTTGAACTCTTAATGGAAGATTGTTGCTATGTCCGAATTTAATTAGTTGTTCTCCTTTGTCATTAGTATTATCAATTGTTCCAAAATAAATACATTCATTATTTACCGGAAATTGAGAGACAAGGGTTTTTTCAATAGTTTTATATTTGTCTTGATTTGCATTTTTGATAATGTTGTCTTTTTGAGAGATTTCATTTTCTTTTATTAATAATTTATTTTTCATTTCACTTGCTTCTTCTTCTAATACTTCTTGAATAAGTTCTTCTAACTTAATATAATATTCATGGATTTCATCTGCTTTTTTTGTTTGTGCTTTTAAACATAATGATTTAAAGGTTTTAACATTTAAATAATATTTTTGAATATTATGACCACCACTGCCTGTTTTTTTTGCTCCTCCAAGATGAGGAGCAAAATTTTGTTTATTATTAATTTCAATAATTTTTTGCTTTTCCACTAGGGAAAGCGAGATCTTATAATCTTTTTCTACTTCAAAATTTTTTTCTAATATTCTTATAGCATTAAACTTTTGATTAAAACCTAACCATTTCCAAATATTATCTAAATCCACAATATAATCATCTGTTTTATGATAATTTAAATAACTATAAAAACTTGCTATAAATAATTGTTGTTCCGACTCATTAAAAGTGTTTTTTACTTTATTTAATAAATTATTATTATGTGTTTCAGTCAGTTTTGTAATAGGATTGTTTGTAATTAAATCAACAATATTTAATGAAGTCATTTTTATAATAGCATTTATTAATGTTTCTTTAAGTTATTTTGCTTTTATAATTTTAAAACAAATTTATAAAAGCAAATAATATTTTCATATTTTTGCTACCGTAGCTGCGGTTGCAAAATTTTGCTTAACCGCGTGGGTAAGCGAATTTTTTATAATCTTTTTCCAGTTTAAAATTATAAAAGCAAATTTTTGCTTAACTTCTAGGTTAAGCGATTTTACTAATTATTTGTTTTCATAATTAAATTAAATTTTATGAAAACAAATTAAAAAATTCCTAAAAAAGGCGTTTGCAGGTCGCTCTACCTGCTTACCATTTACTCTTCTTTACATTAATTTTAGGTCCTTTTTTCTTATCACGAGCATTTGGATCATACATATCATCTTCATCGTCAGAATCAATAGTTTTGCTTAATTCCCAGAATTCTTTAGAACCTAATTTAAAATTTTTCTGATGTTCGGCTTTATACCAAAAAATTTGATCATTTAATTTGTTAGATTTGGCATTATTATTAATTACTAAACATTCAAAATTTTCAGTACATTGATCCATGACTTGACAAAAGCTTTCAAAAGTAGGAAACATACCAGCATAATTTTCATATATTCTTTTTCTATTTGAAATGTATGGTTCGCGTAGGATAAAAACATAATCTATATTTGTACGGAGATTTGGTGGAATACCAAGGGGATATTGCATGGTGATGACCAGCATTATCTTCCAATGTCTCCCGTTCATAAAAAGAAGTCTCATCATCTTATCTTTTGTCCAAGAATTATCAAACAAACAATCATCTAAAATAACAAAAGATCTGGGATCAATACTAGATTTTCTATAAACTTCTATTTCTTTTTTAATTTGTTTTAAAACAGTCCTTTGACGCTTTAAAATATTTTCAACAATAGCAGAATTATATTCATCATGAATAAAAAGTTTTGGAACATGTTCTGAATAAAAACCATTACCAGCTTCAGTTCCACTAATAACAGTACCAATAGGAATATCTTGATGATAAAAAAGTAAATCTCTTACCAAATAAGATTTACCAGTATCACGACGACCAATTAAAACAATAACAGGACCTTTATTTTCATCGGGTCTAAAACTAATATTTTTCATATCAAATTTTTTTAATTCTAACGTCATTATTACTAAATAGTATTAATATATTTTTTAATATTAAACTTAATAAAAAGTAATAAATATAAAATTTTTAAAACGTTAAAATTATGAAAATTTATTATTATTAATAAAATAATAATAAATAATGGAGCTTAATTATAAAAAAAATAAAAATGAAAAACTATTCAAAGAAATGATAGATCCAAATTTATTAAATATAGAAGAGCCACAAAATTATATTCCAATTTATGATAGATTTTTCAATTTCAGTGAAACAAATTATAATTCTATTAATTTAAATAATGTTTATAAATTAAATTCACTAGATAAAAAATTAGGATATTCTAAATTTTTAGGAACTATTATAGATTCTTCTAATAATAGTATAAAAAAAAATATATTTATCAAATATAGTCCTTTATATGATCCTACAAAATACATGATAGGCAGATTTAAAGATGTTTCTTATAATATTTATAATTTACCAAAGTTTAATAACAAACAATCTTGCGATAATGATAATAAAATATATGATCCAAATAATTCTGCTTATACTGATGGATTTTTTTCTTATTTATCAAGTTTATTATTAAACCATTATAATTTTTTAAATGGTTTAGATTATTATGGATCTTTTTTAGCATTAAAAAACAACTTTGTAGTAGAAATAAATGATGATTTAGAGTTTTTAGAAGATTCAGATTTTTTCCATAAAAATTTAAATGAATTATTTTCTTTAGTAGAAAATGAAAAATACAATAAATTATTTAGTAATACAAAAAAAAATAGACAAAAATTAATAATTGACGAAACTCAAAATAATGAAAATTTAAATTTAGATATATTAGATTTAGATATATTAGATTTAAATAATTCACCTAATGAAGATAATAAAGTAGATACCTTATTATTAGAATATGAATCTTTTGAAAAATTAGAAAATGAAGATTATAAAGAAAATAAAAAACAAAAAAATAGAACTAATGACATAAGTGAATCTGGTTCTTCTTGTTCATCAAGATCTTCTATAACTAATGATGAAGATAGTAATGAAGAAGAAAGCGAAGAAGAAAGCGAAGAAGATGAAAGTAGTAGTTCAGAAGAAGAAATTTATGCTAATATTAATAAATTTCCAGTTCAAACAATTGCCATGGAATGTTGTGAAGATACTCTTGATTCATATATTGTAAACAATAAAATCAAAGATGATGAATGGGAATCTATTGTATTACAAATATTATTTACTTTAATTACATATCAGAAAATTTTTGATTTTACACACAATGATTTACATACTAATAATATTGTATACGTGTCAACAGAAAAGAAATATTTATATTATAAATATGATAATAAACATTATAAAGTACCAACATTTGGAAAAATATATAAAATAATTGATTTTGGTAGAGCAATATATAGATTTAAAGGAGAATTAATATGTAGTGATAGTTACGCAGAAACTGGAGATGCTAATAGTCAATATAATTGCGAACCATATTTTAATTCAAATAAACCAAGATTAGAACCAAATTATAGTTTTGATTTATGTAGATTAGGTTGTAGTTTATTTGATTATTTTATAGAAGATTTAGAGGATATAAAAAAATTGAAATCTCCAATAAAAAAAATAATGATAACATGGGTATTTGATGATAATAATAAAAATATTTTATATAAAAATAATGGAGATGAGAGATATCCTGATTTTAAATTATATAAAATGATTGCTCGTATTGTTCATAATCATATACCTCAAAAAGTGTTAAAAAATCCTTTATTTGAAAAATATACAATTGCCAAAAAGAAAATTAATAATATTGGTGCTATTTTTAATATAGATGATTTACCTATTATGACAAATTAATTTTATTTTCATATTTTTATAATCTTTATTATTTTCATAATTTTATTAATAATATATAAAATAATGAAATTAGATAAAATTGTATTTTTAATAGCATCTGTTTATTTTTGGTTATTATTTGGTGGAATAGGTGATACTTTAAGTTGTGATTTAAAAAAAGCATTTGATTATCCATTATTTAGACATTTTACAGCTATAATTAGTATATTTTTATTATTTGTAATTATTGATAAAAATGATTCCGGTGCTTATGAAATATGGAAAAATACATTATTTTTATATATCTTTTATGTTTTATTAACAAAAAACAAATGGTATTTTTCAATACCTATTATACTATTGGTATTAATAGATCAAACTATATTATCAGAAAATAAATATTTAAAAAAAATAGAGACCAATGAAAATAATGATGTAAATAATGATGTAAATAATGATGTAAATAATGATGTAAATTATGATGTAAATAATGATGTAAATAATGATGTAAATAATAATAAAAATACGAATAAAATAGATAATTATGAAAAATATAGATTATATTTGCAATATACAATTATTGGATTAATTATTATTGGTTTTATTCATTATTTAATAAGACAAAAAATGAAATTTAAAAATCGATTCAATTTATTTACATTTATTTTTGATGTAAAATGTAAAAGTGATAATTTAAATTTAAGGAAATTTACTTAATTTAATTGGTAATCTTTAGCATCAATATATTAAATATCTGCAAAATCTTCGAAAAATAAAATATTAACTGAACATTATTTTTTATCACCAATCATAACATATTTTTAAAACATTCACAACAATATGAAGAAAATACTTTATAATATTTTTGATTTATATATATATATATATATATATATATATATAGTATCCTTATTCATAATGTTTTCAATAGATGATGCTATCTTGAGAAACGATTAATTTGACAATTAATCCATATTTCAGCTGTTTGTTTTCTTTTCTCTCTATTTGTGGGCAAAATAAATTCTATCAAAAGTCAGGGCTATTTACAAAAGCCCCTGGAGATGATTTTGTAGCTCCAATTAATTCTCCTAATTTAAATTGTTCTAAAATAATTAAACCTATTATTGAAGATATAAAAACAACTAATGTATCAATAGTTATTTGTTTTAATGGTTTATTTTCTTTTACGATAAATCTCATTTCAATAAATTTAAATAATAAATAAATAAAACTGATAATAGAAGCTATTAATACTTGATTATTCATATTTATTTAATACAATAAATATTAATAATTAATTTAACGAATTTTATTTCAAATCCTATAAAAAATATCTAAATTATAATTCTTCGATTCCTAAATCTAAATCACTGAATTCTTCTTTCTTAGGATTAGGTTTATCATCTAAATCTAAAATATCTAATTCTAATTTATCTGGATCATTATCCAATGATTCTATATTTAAATCTAATTTATCAATTGAATCATCGATAGGTTCTAAATTCAAAATTTCATTTTCGGGTTCACTTTCTAAATCAGAAATTTCATCATTTGCTAAATCATTATTTAATGATTTATTGGCACTTTTAATAGCATCATTTACTTTGGCTTCTTCTTCTAATTTCTTTTTTACATCTTCTTTAATAGCGGCTAATTCTTCTTCTTTTCTCTGTTTTTCCATTTTAGCAATAGCTTCTTTATCAATTATTTCTTCTTTTTTTTCTTCAACTTCAACATCAGTTTCTTGTGTTTCATCTAAATATAATTTTAATATATCTTCAACTGGAATATTCTCTCTAATTGTATTTAAAACACATTCTTTTACTATAGTTTCTAATTCTCTATTATTTTTCTGTATTTGTAGAGGCATAATGTCTTTTTCAAATAAATAAACATTTACATATACCTTTCTAGCAATATTAATATATGCTTTATGAAGAAAAATAGAAATGTTGGGAATATCAATATCTACTTTTTTTTGTTTTAAACCAGCTCTAGCAACAGTTAACGATTTTAATTGTGTAATGTGAACACAAGTAAGTAAATCTTCTAAATAGTTACAACCACTACTAGCCACAATTCTATCTTTTTCAGTATCAACAATTTGCATACTCCATTTTGGAATATTATTTAATAAATTTTGAAAAGTCATTAAATACTTATCTTCTTCATCATTTTCAATACACATATTATAAGCTTCTTCAAATACTGATTTAATACCTTCAATTAAACATGGTGTTAAAACATTTAGTAAACGGGCACACCATTCATTTTTTGACTCAGTAATACTAGTAATACTATAATCATCCATCTTTTATGTTATTAAATAAATGAAATATTTTCTAAATCATCAATATTACGAAAATAAATAAAATTTAAACAAAATAGTATAATTAATTTTTCATCTCTCAATTCTTTTTTATAAGTATCAATAAATGATATAAATTTATATTTATTTAAATTTTCTGGCAATTTATTTTTAATAAAATTTATTAATATATTTCCACTAAAGCTATTATTATATAATTTATATGTCAATTCATATAGATTTATTTTATCATTAGTATTTATTACATTATAACTTTCATCAAAATTTATAAAATTATTTAATGAATAATATTTTTTACAATCAAAATCAAAATTTTTGTTAAATTTATAATTCATATTAATTTTATTTGGACAATATATTTCACTAAATCTAGATAATATTGGTTTTAAAATTAAATTTTTATTATCTACAATAATGAAAAATCTTGTACTATGATTATATATTTCTATACATCTTCTTAAGGCTGATTGAGCATCAATTGTTAATTTATCAGCATTTATGAGTATTATAGATTTAAATAAAGATTCATTTTTATTAAAAACTATAGAATTTCCAAAATATTTTAAATTATCTCTAATAAATTTGATATTTCCTTTTCCATGAGAACAATTAATCTCCAAAACATATTTATTAATATTTTCATTTGTTTTATAAATGTGTTTTAGTAGTTTTTCTAATAAAGTTTTTTTTCCAGTTAAATTTTCTCCATGAAAAATAATATTTGGTATATTTTTAGTATAATATAAATTATATAAATCTTCTTCTATTGTTTGGTTATTATTCATATATAATAAATTATTAAAACATAATAACTTATTTTTAATAATTTTTAAGTTAAATATTATTATACACTATATAATATATATATTATAATATAATATAAATGTCTGGAACAGGTCCATCTGTTGTAAATTTACCATCAAAAGTTAGCGTAACACAACAAATAAAATTTAGTTCAAATGTTACAACAAGTTTAGAAATATCCGGATCATCTAATTTGACTTCATCACAAATAAATAATATATTAAATTCAGATTTATTAACCAGGTATAATGATGCTTCTTTTGGAAATGTTACTATAAGTGGTGAATTAGTAATATCGTAATAATGATAAGTTATTAATTTAGGATTTTTTATATTTTTTATATTTTTTATATTTTTTATATTTTTTATATTTTTTATATTTTTTATATTTTTTATATTTTTTATATTTTTTATATTTTTTATATTTTTTATATTTTTTATATTTTGTACATTTTGTACATTTTGTATATTTTATATTATATATAATATTTAATATAAAATGGCTCAACAATCAATTACAAATAAATTAATAGCTAATATTAAACAAACTACTAATGTTGAAAGTAATTTTAATAACACAACAAATGTAGTTTGTATAGATACATGTAACAATAGAATTGGTATTAACACCAGATTACCTCAATATTCTATAGATATTTCTGGCATTGATTCAAGCATAAACGGCTTAAACTCACAATATATACATGTGTCTAATACGGCATACATTAATGAAGTAAGTGGAATATCAATAAAATCACAGGATTTGAGTATAAACAATATAGCAGATATATCTTTATTATTATTTAATACTGTTAGTGGTGATTTTATTTATTCTTCTGAGAAAATAGATGCTAGTTTATTAGTAGTTCAATCAATTAGTACAGAATTATTTGAAGTTCCAACAATTGATTGTATTTCAGGAATATTTCAAGATATAAGTGTAAATAATAATATAAATGCTGTTTTTATTGATTGTAGTTTTTTAACAGCTAATGTAGTTAAACAAGATCAAATAGATATATCAAATATTAAAATTAGAAATAATGCAGATTTTTCTTTTGTAGAATCAAATGAAATATCTAATAACACTATTATTAAAACAAAAGATTTAACTGTTTTAAATGATGCTACATTTAAAAATGCTAGTTTCGAAAATATTAGGGTCTCTTCCGATGCTTCATTAAATAGATTAGATGTATCTGGAACAGCCGACATAAGTTTTTTAAACGCTCAAACAATTAGTGCTGATTCTATAAATGTATCTACAATAAAAAATGCTGATGGTGATATATTATTTAATACAAATGGTAATAATATAGGTGGAAATGACGCTATTTTAATAGGTAATTCTGTTACATGTAATACTTTAACAGTAAATTCAAATGCTAATATTAGAGGTAATAGAGGTGATTTAGTAGCGCAGAATTTAAAAATAGAAGAAATATTAGAATTTGAACCCTTAGGTAGATTTATATTACCCTTATATGATTCTAATCATATTGATAGTTCTTTTCCTACAAATAGTTTATTATATGATTTATCTAATAGAACATTAAAAATAAAAAAAGAAGAAGAAAATGATTTCCAAGATTTATTTTTTGATGTTATTTATAATACATATGGTTTAAAAAGAGATGTATCAGGTAATAATGTAGAATATAATCCTGATGAAGAACGTTTTTATATTGATAATTCAAATGATTTACTATTTAATAAATTTGTTACTACAAATGATAATAATGATAATTATAAATTTGTTCCATTAGATAGTGGAAATAATGTAACTAATCAAACAAAATTTTCAACAACAAATCACAGATTTGTACAAATATTAAGTGACAAAGAAACTGACATTGTAGAAATAAATGCTAATATATGTTTACAATTTTTAAATAAAATACCAGGTGATGTAGAAGTTAATACATATACATTTGGATTGTATAAATTACCTTTAACTATTTCATCAAATTTTGATTTATTTAATAATAAACTTGTTACAATAAAAAATTCAATAATGGTATTTGATAATAGTCATAATTTTGCAAATAGTTCAATAAATTATATAGGTTCAGTCGATACCAAAAATCCACGTTTGGCTTTTCTAATAAGTTCAAATAATGAAATAAATTATATAGCAATAGATAGTTTTAATGCTACTTTCAAACAATTACAATAAAATATTTATTTAATAATTTTAAAAATAAATATTTATTTTTATTTCGTTTTATTACATTTTACTTTATTACATTTTGCTTTATACATTATGCTTTATTATATTAATTATTAATTTTTAAATTTTATATTTTTTAAAATTAATTTAGATAATCTCATGGCTGTTGTGCTTGATGAACCAAGTTTATAAGTATCTACAAATGGTTTATAATGTACTTTAGGATAACAGCAAACTTTGTCTATTTTATCATCTATAATATCACTTATTACTATATCACGTAACAATGTTGTTTGATAATTTGTTCCACGTTCACTTGTTGCTATATATTTAATTTGTTCTGGTTCATTATCAATGTTTCTTATAATAATTATTTCAAGATTTTCAGTTAAATCTAATTCTGTTGTTTCAGATATTGGTCTATCTATTACTCTAATATTATTTTTTGCTCTATTTTTTATTAAATCATCACTATCATTTGGATTAATTATTAAATCTAATGGATGATTATCTCCAATAATATTTTCAAACTCTGAAATATTAAAATCAAAATATTGAAATAATGGATTATCAAATACTTTATTTACTCTTATATTTCTTGGTATAATATTTGTATTATTCGCAAAATCTCTTATTATATAATTAATACTTAAATCTATAAAATCCCCACTAATATCCGTGGTTCCAATTATCTCTAAATCTAACTCCAATATAGGGTAATTATTATCATTTCTATTAATTTGTGTAGAACTAATATCATAATAAGAATAACTTATATCATTTGTAGATATTATATTACTTAAATCATTATAACTTAATTCATTAACATTTAATCCTACAAAACTTATGTCTTTTATTAAATTATTTATTAATGTTTCTATATTTCCTTCTGTAGAATTACTCAAATTTACAGATAAATCATCATTATTAAATATTAATGTCGGTGGTGTAAAATCAGGTATTGCTAAATCTAATACAAATTTATCTAAGCTTATATCAGGATATAAATAACTATTATATTTCAATTCAAATTTAATTATTATATTATTTGAATAATAACTATTTATTAACAATTCAGTTCCAGACATTACATAATTAATAGGTTGATCAAATGTTAAATTTTTATTTTCTATACCTATTGAACTAAACTCATTATTTATACTTCTTAAATACGTATCAAACTTATTTGCTATATTATTGAACTGATTTGATAAATCAATAAAATTATAATTAAATGTATTAGAATTAATATTATAACTATTATCTATAAATATATATTTATTTCTATCTTGAATAGAAATAGTTACATTATTTTCTTTAACTAATGAGTATTTTAAATTTGATAAATCGTAATTAATAAAATAATTTAAATTACTTAAATCTGTTAATAAAGAATTTACAAAATCTCGTGTATCGTTAATAGTATCTAATCCTGTAGATAAGATATCTATATTTAATGGTTGTATGTTTAAGCCCAAATTTTCATCTCTAAATGAAAGTTCGTATCTAATTTTAAAATAATTATCTTTTATTTCTGTAAATTCTTGATATATTCTATTTAATATTACAAAATCTTCTGGTTTTTTTAAAACAATTATATTACTAGAATTTGAATAATCTCTATTAGTAAAATCATAAATATTTTCCAATATATTATCAATATTGCTATTTACAATATCTATTTTATTTTGAATATTATCAAAATGGGTTATAGATGCTATATCTTGATATATATTTGTAACAATATCTAAAATCACAAAATTTTGGTCTTCTAATGTTTCAACTATATAATTATTTTTATTTATTAAAGATTTAATATTGTAAAAAACATTATTGTAAATTTGATTTAAAGAATCGGTATTTATAGCTCCCAAATAAGCAGTCGATACATAACTTATGTCTTCTTTATATACATCTGTTATATTATCAAAATTTAAATCATCTATAAAATTATCAAAATTTGACCCATCAAATAATATTTCATTATTTTTATTATTGTAATCTGTTATAACTTTTAAAACATTATTTATATATATATTTGATAAGCGAATATTTTTTTGTAGTTTTTTTAACTTTACTATCTTAGTTTTATCGTGCATAATTAATTGATTAATTTCCAAATCATATATTCCAAAGTCAATATTTGTGTAACTAATATCTTTAATAATGAAAGTCAAATTAGAATAATTTATCATGGAAAATGGTAATTTATTGTTACTTTTAGTATTATTATAAAAGTTTCTATCTATAAAATCTAATAAATCTATTTTATACGTATGGCTATGTAATTCTTGTAATTCTTTTGGATATGCATAAGAAAATTCATTATATTTTGTATTAGTAAATTGATTTAAACCTATTGAATCTATTAATAAATCTTCTAATATAGTTTCATTATTTGGCAATTCATTTTTTGTATAATAATTTATAGATAATTTATATTCTTGATTTAATGCTTGATTATTATTTAAACATATATCAAATTGAATATCATTTTTTTGTGATATATTATTGAATATAGTAAAACTAGCATCACTTGTATTTACAAAACAATTATATACATCATTATTACTAATAGTAATTAAAAAATTATTAGAATTTGAATTATCACTTATTGTTTTTTCGAGAGTTAAATTAGAACTATTTACTTGGTAATTATTAATATTTTCATCATAACTATGGAAAATTATATTGTCATTTTCATCTATAAACATATTATGATAAATATTTTGTTGTGTTAATCCTACAAAGTTAATTGATGAATCACCATGTTTTACATTTGGTTTTAATGATAAAAATACCAAATTTTTTAAATCAACACTTGAACTTATATCTTCTATTACATTATTTAATATATTTTTATTATTACTAGAATCTATTAAATTATCTGTTAATTCTATAACATTTTTTTCAAATGTAATTCCTATACTACTTATATCTGGTACTTGTTTTGGACGACCTGATATATCACTAAAAATAGTCACTACAAATTCTTGAAAAAACAAATTATTTTGATCTATTACATAATTAGAGTTTTCAATATTTTTATTAAAAATATTATTAAATAAATAATTTAATTTTCTACTATTAATTTCATTTTCCAATGTAACTCTATCTAAATAAACTTGTAAATTAAAACTTATTAAATTGTCAAATATATTGTCAAATATTAATCTACTAGAATTTAAATATGTGTCACTATAAAATAAATATTCCTCTCCGTTATTTATTAATTTTACATGATTATTATATTTCATTTCATTAATTTTATAAATGAAATCTGTCAAATACAAATTAATATTGTCTATTTTATTGTTTACTAAAAAATCCTTATACTCTTTATCAAAATTATCAAAAAATAATTGTTCTCCTGCTAATTCATAACTATTTAAATATTCATTTTTGGAATCTAATAAATTAGCGGAAGTATCTATTTTAAAATCATAATAAATTATGTTATTAGTGAAATTATTACTACTAATATCATATAAATAATTATTTGAATTATCCTCTTTTATTAAATAACCGTAATCAAAAGTATCTGTTGTTTTTTGAATAGTGCTTGTATTATTATTATTTGAAAAATCTTCTATGTTTTCATATTTTTTAAAAATTATTTTGTTTTTATCTTTTGTCAAAACCATATTATGATAAATGTTTTGTTGTGTTAATCCAATAAAATGTTTCTTTTGATTAATATTATATCTATCTTGTATATCATTTACAGTTGAATCAAAATCTCTATCATATGAAATAGTATAATGAGCACTTAAAAATATTTTATTACTAATGTCAATTGCTGAATAATTATTATCATAATTTAATACATTACCATTTATTCCTATAGTATCTTTTGTTAATAATATATTATTTTTACATTCTATTTTGCCCCCCATATGTGGAAACTTTTCAGAATAATAATATAATGGTGATGGTGTAGCTATATCAATTATAATTTCTGTTTTAGAATTTGAAAAACCTGGTAAACTAGTATATTTTATATTTTTTGTATAATTAAATTTATCAAAATTTGGATCATTAATTCCAGTAAAACTAATATCATTTATACTTAGATCTTCAAAATGTTTTAACCAATAATGCTTTGTATAAGGATCAACATAATTATCATATTTTCCATTTGATAAATCAGTTTTATTAAAATGATGTCCATCAGGTAAATATGAAAATCTTATAGTGTTATAAAAATTGTTGAATCCTGATTTTGCTAGATTCTTAATTTTAAAATTTTGTTTAAAAACATATTTATTAATACCTAAATATAAATTTTGTTGTCTTTTATTATTTAATATAAAATATTGCCCAACACTAGTATCTAATTGCCTATTTATATTTGATATATCTACATTAAATACGTTATCTGGTAAATTATTAAATATATCATTATTTTGTATAATTTGACTTGCTTTATGGTATATAAATAAATCTTTAATAGTTGATTTTCTAGCTGGAGAAGATTCATCGTAATATATTAAGTCAATATATTGAAAATTACCATTTACTTGTAATGTAATGTTACCATAATAAAATGTTGTTTCATTATCTGTTGAAATAAAACTACTATCAGATGTTAAATTAATTATATTTGATACATTATAATTATAAGAAGAACTTAAATTTATAGCGTTATTTGAATTATCAATAACAATATTATAAGAACCATTATAAACACCTAATTTTTTGTTATTGTCATTAATATATGTATTAAAAAAATCAAAACCAGGTGTTAAAGCTTTTAATGTGTCTATTTTTACTATATGAACTTTTCGTATTATGTTAGCATTTAACTCTGGTATAATATTATTTGAACAATTATATTCTAAATTTTGTTCACCTAGTAAGTTTACATCTATAGGTTTTATTATGGAAAATGATAAAGTATTATTTGGAAAATAATAATCTTTTTCTGTTCCACCTAAATCTTCATAATATAAATGTGCTTCGTGATAAAATATTTTATTGTATACATTTCCATTAATATCTTTTGGATAATTTAATAAAATAAATGGCTTGAAATATTTAACTGTTAAATTTCTACTAATATCACTTATATTACCATTTTCATCATATACTCTATATGTTTGAATATATTCTCCACATATTGTTAATAGTTCATTATGGTTATATGTTTGTGGATTACTTATATCACTATAGCTTACATCTAAACTATAATTAGTATTAAATGAAATATCAATAGTTTCATTACTTAATGAAATTGTTCTACCACTTACAATATCATTTATTTCTATTCCAGGTATATTGTATATTACTTCATTTGACCTATTTAAAGCAAAATAATTATTATATAATTCATCATTATTAGTATTAATATAATTATTAATATTATTATATAATCTTGAAGATACATCATTACTTATAACAGGAAGTTCTATGTTATTTAATGTATTATCAATTGTATTAAGTGTTTTAAAATAATTATGCATATTAGAGGATACATCTATAATTAATGTTGGTGGTCTATTATCTACTACATTAAATTTAATAGTCTTACTTTGTGATTCAAAATTATTATCAAATGCTTGAAATATTATTGTAAATATATTATTAGTGTCATTTGGTACTATATTATTAATAGGATTCAATTTTGTTATAGTACTGCCTGTAGTTGATTGAGCTTCAAATGAAAAATCTATATAATCATTAAAATCTTCTATAGTTGTAGCTTCATATGTAATTAATGAATTAGTGCTATCATAACTAATATCAAAAATATTAATAATACTATTAGGATTATTTGTTTTATGATTTTGGATTTCTATATTAAAATTATCATTTAAATTAAATACTACATCATTTATTACTATTTGCGGTGTCAAAATTATTTCTACATTTATTTCAACAGTTATAGTTCTTAAAACTATACTAGAATTATCTTCTATATCAGTAGCTATATATGTAATTATATATGTTTTATCTTCAGTTATACTAGTCTCTTCTGTTGTTAATAAATTATTATAACTATAATCAATAAATGTTTTAGAATAATTATTTATTAAATCAAATGTTTTTGTTTTACTACTTATTATATTTCTATCTCCATCTGACAATATTACTTGAAAATTTTTTAAATTACTACCAATATCTTCTATATTAACATTTGTATCATTATATATTTCATTTTGATATATTGTAATTGATGAATTATCTAGAGTTATATTTGGACCTTGCGTATCCGTAATAGTTAATGTTCTAATAAACGTACTTGATACATCGTTTTGGTCTGTAGAAGTAAATGTTATATTATAATCACCTACAGATGGATTGTTTTGAACAAAATTAGTATGAAATGTTGTTACAAAAGGTGTTTCTGTATAAGATATATCTGGTTCATTATTGTAATAATAAAATTTATCGAATACACTTGTTGCTCTAACATTTTCTATTATTTTAAAATCACTAATTGGAACTCCTGCTTCAAAAATTAATGTATTTGATGCATGTTGAAAAACAGGGCCATCATTTACAATTGCAACTGATATATCAAAATATTCTCCTGATAAAGTTTTACCATTAAAAGAAGCAATATTATTAAAACTAATATCAAATTTTATATATTTAGTAGATGATATATTATATCGTGTATCAGGTATTTGATATATTAAACCAGATGGATCATATAAAACATCTCCACTAACAGAATTAATTTCTTCTGGTTTTATAAAACTCAAATTAAAACTTATATCACTATTTGTTAAACGTGGGTGAAGTAAACTAATATCATTTAAAAAATCATAAGTAATATCACCAAAACTTATAGTTATTGTATTTAATGATGTTTGTAAAATTGGTTTAACAGTATTTATAATATTAATAATTCGAATAGCTGAATTACTATTATATTGATTATCCGAAAAATCATAAATAATTGAAAATGATGTATCTATATTTTTAAATAAATTTGTACAACTAGTATCACTTGTAATATCATTTAAATCTTTTATATGTTCTTTAGTATAATTTTCACTACTAATAGTAATTTCATAATTATTTTGAATACTATTAGAACTATTAGAACTATTATAATTATCATTTAAAGTAAAATCAAATAATATATTATTTATTTCATCATTAAACAAATCAGGATTTGCATTATAATTTATTGCCTCATAAGATAAATCTATATTGTTAATACCAAATTTTACAAAACTTGAATCATATAATTTAAAACTGATACTTGGTGGTTCAATATCTACAATATTGACTGTTCTAGTGAAAGTAAAATTATTATTACAAGCATCACTAATATCATATATAAAAACTAATGGCTCTTTTGAATCTATACCTTTTGTAACATTTATAAAACTACCATCACTATTAATATAATTATTATTACATAAATCATTAAAATTGAAATCAATATTTTCATTTGATAATGTTATATTAAAATTTATACTGGAATCTATAGTAGAATATTTGAAAAAATTATCACTTAAATCAAAAGCATGTAATATAGTACTTAAATCTTCAAAATTAGATAAATGTGTTAAACTGAAATCTATTATATTGCTAGAATCATCTATTTTATAAATGACGTCATTTTTATTTAAAGCATTAGATACACTAAGATTGTTATTTAATCCATTTGATAAATCTAATGTGTAAAATAAGCCAGAGAAATCAGGGAAAAATATAAATGGTTTAATATTATCTCTTACTTGAATAATTCTTGTAAATGTATTTGCTACATTACTTCCAGATTTACTTATATCGTATGTAAATTCATAATTTCCTATTTTTCCAATATCAATATTTGTTGAAAAATCTATAGTATATGAAATATCAGTACCAAATGATAATATTAATGTATTAGATGATGGTTCAGTAAATGAATTATTTGATGGTTGATGATGATGATTACTAATATCAATTAATATTCCAGCATCAATATATGGATTTTTTACTTCATGTGTAATAACATTATTACCACTGAATTCTAAATAAGGTATATCTATAAAGTTTAATGTCAAAGTTATGGGTTCTGATATGTTATATGATATATCTATACCCGTAAATGTTATTGTTGCCGAAGCATCAATATTATTATTTGAAGCTTCAATTACATTATTAAAAACTTTAATATTATATCTATCATCAATATTATAACTCAAATCTATAGTGTAAATAGAATTGTCATCAAATACTATTATTGGCTTATTTACATTGGGCTCTTTTAGTTCATTAACTTTATTAGTTTCTATATATCTTATAACATTATTTTCATTATCAACTATTGAATCTACTAAAAAACTTAAATCAAAAGATTGTTCTCTTGGAAAATTATAAGTATTAGTAGAATAACTTAAATCATTATAATAAAAATATATTTGTGGTTTTTCGTTATCTGTAATATTAATATTTATGTTTCTACTGAAATCAATATTAAGAAAATCTCTATTAAATTCTAAATCATTAACTATTTCATTATATAAATAATCATTTTGTTCTAATCCTTTTGGAAATATAGATAACTCATAATTTCCGATATAAGATAAATCAATTAAATCATTATAATATTTATTATTAATATTTGTTGAATTTTTGAAAAAATCAACTTCATCAAAATCACCAGTAATCTTAATAAAATTTATTCCATTTTTATTATTAAATTTTAGTTCAAATGATTTGTCACTTATAGTTAAAGTTAAATCTGAAATATCTTCATATTCGATTGTATCTAGATAAGTAAATTGAATAATATAAGAAATATCATTATTTAAAAAATTTTTATAAATACTATTAATATTCAAATATTTATCTGCATCTATTAATAATTTGATATTATTAATATTTAATGTATTAGTAATGCTGTTATAATTTTCAAGTAAACTATTCAAACATATGTCACTATTTGAATCATATGTATTATTAGAAATTTCTATATTAGAAACATCATCTAATATAAATTTTGTTATATTATCTGTATTATCAGATCTTTCAAATTCTAATTGTGATGGTAAATAATAATATAGACCACTATTAGAAGGATATTGAAATTCTAAATAATTTTTTACATCCAAATTTATAGTTTGTTCATTTCCTTCAATAATTGAACTATAATAACTAGTATTCTCTTTATAATATTGACCCGTTAAACTCAATTCATAAGGCAAAAATATTTTATTTTGTGAAGAATCATATACATATACTTGTATCTTATCATTAAAATTATATTGATTAAAATCACTTGGTATTATATTTGTTGATAAATCTATTAAATTTGTATAATGATTATTATTAACAAATAAATTATTATTACATATATCAATAAATGGTCCATATTGTATTTCTACTTTACGTCTTCTAGTATATTCATTTAATTCATAATCTATTAATGAATAATTAATCAAAAAACTGGGAATAGTATAATTATTTGTAATTTGTAATATTGTTGAGAGATCTTTTGGAGCATTATGTGTAACTAAGTCAAATAAATCATTACCATATTTATCCTTTGCTGAATAATAATTTTCTATATAAAGAGTGTTTAAATTTAATTTATAAATATTTTCGTCATTTTGAAAATCATTTTCTAAAAAAAATTCATTTTTTTGATTTTTTAAGTTAAAAATAACTTCACTCTCTGGAATACTATTTACAGTATCTGGAAAATCACATAAATCTGTATAAAATAAATTACTTATATTATATGCCTTACTATTAATATTATTATTATCAGATAAATCTAATATTATTAAACTTATATCATCATTAAGTTCTATGTTATTAAGTTCTAATGAATTAGCTAATATTAATTTTAATGCTCCATAATAATAATTATAATCATTATGTTCTCCAGACAAACTAGATATTCTAGAATCTGTTTTATTTATTATTTTTGTATAAATATATGATTCATCGATATATATAATATTACTTATGTCCTTGTTTTTTAATGTAATTGGATAATTAATACATATATCTGTAATAATATAAGAACCATCATATATTCCATATTTTAATAAGTATTTATCTTCATCATCGTTACTTCTATAGTGTTTATTTGTATTAAATTCATAAAATGGTATATTATTACAAAAATCTATATTTGCTTTTGATATTAAATTTAAACATTCTTTATTATCATTTTCTAATATACTAGCATATTGATTTACTCCTTCTATAATATATTCGCATTGTTGTGAATATTTAAAAATATTTATATTACTAATATCCATATTTGAAAAATTATGTGTTTTATCACTATTTAAATATGATCTAATAGATAAAGATAAATCTGATTCTGAAAAATCAGTATGTATTGTAAAACTTATATCGCCATAAAAATAATTTACATTACTTAAATCAACCAATATATTTAAATTAGCAGAAATATCATTATTGCATAAATCATAATAAAATAATTTATTATTAGTATTGTCTGCGTTGTTTATATCAATTATAAAACTGCTATCTGGTTGTGTTAATTTATATTCTTCTAATTGTGATAATGAATCGCCACTAATACCAAAAGGAGAACTTGCCGAAAAATCACTTGTGCTAATAAATCTATATTTTACATTTCTCATAAAATAAAAATTATCATTTATATTAGTTAAATCATCAATATCATCTAAATTGTCTTCTGATGCTGGATCAAAATTTATATTAATTAAATTATTTGAAGCATCATAAAATCTGAAAAAATCATTATTACTATAACTTAAATCACTTCCAGAAGAAACATATATTTCTATAATATCTTTTGTTGAAGCATAAGTTATTAAATTACTTATATCATTTGTAGCAGTATTATTACAATTATCTATATAAAATCCTAATGGATTCAGTTTAGGTATATTTATAAATGTATAATTATTTCCACTATTTTCGTATAAACCATAATTCGTAATATTTGTTAAATTGTTGAATATATAATTATTATTATTAATTGTAATAATATTGGTACATAAATCTAAACATCTATCAACCATTAATAGTATATTATATTTTATAAATAAATATATTATTCATTTATGAAATATATTTATTAAAGATTCATATAAATTTGTTAAATTTAATATATTTTTCCAGATTATTCTTGATTTTTTCAATTTATTATAAAATTGATTTTTAAATTAATATAAAATTAATTTTATACTTATTAATAAACTTATAAAAAATGACTGGTAATATGAGTGAAAATATCGCCAAAAAATATCAAAAGAAAACTGATCGCGAACATATTTTAGATAACCCAGATATGTATATTGGTTCAATTGAAAAGGTAAATAATTCTATGTTTGTTTACGATGAAACTAATAAAAAGATTAATGAAAAAAATATTTCATATATTCCTGGATTATATAAGCTTTTTGATGAAGGTATTGTAAATTGTCGCGATCATGTTGTTCGTATGGAGCAATTAATTACATCTGTTGAAGCTAGTGATAATAAAGATAACACTAATTATCCTGTAACATATATTGATATTTCTATTGATGATTCTACAGGAATTATTACTTTAACAAATGATGGCAATGGAATTGATGTCTCAGTCCACCCAGAATATAAAGTATGGATTCCTGAATTAATTTTTGGTCATCTTCGCACATCTACTAATTATGATAAAAGCGAGAAGAAAATTGTTGGTGGAAAAAATGGATTTGGTTTTAAGCTTGTTTTAATTTGGTCTACTTGGGGAAAAATTGAAACTATTGATGCCAAAACAGGTCAAAAATATATTCAAGAATTTAAAGATAATTTAACTACAATTGAAAAACCTAAAATTACTAAATGTAAAAACAAGCCATATACAAGCGTAAGTTTTAAACCAGATTTCAAACGTCTTGGTTTTAATGAAGAAAAATTTGATGAAGATTTTAAATCATTAATGATTAGACGTATTTTTGATATTGCTGCTGTAACTGATAAAAGTGTAAAAGTAAAATATAATTCAAAAAAATTAGAACCCGAAATTAAGGACTTTGAATCTTATGTAAATCTTTATATTGGTTCAAAATCAGAAACACCGCGTTTATATGAGCGTGCTAATGATAGATGGGAATATTTTGTATGTTTAGCTCCTAATGAAGAATTTACTCAAGTAAGTTTTGTTAATGGTATTAATACATATAAAGGTGGTAAACATGTTGATTATATTAGTAATCAAATTGTGCGTAAATTAACAGAATTTATTAAAGAAAAGAAAAATATTCAAGTTAAACCTGCTTCAATTAAAGAACAACTAATGGTATTTATTAATTGTACTATTGAAAATCCGTCTTTTGATAGTCAAACAAAAGATTATTTAAATACTGCTGTTTCCAATTTTGGTTCTACTTGTGAAGTCAGTAGCAAATTTATTGAAAAACTTGCAAAAATGGGCGTTATGAGTACTGCTTGTAGTTTAACTGAGGTAAAAGACAATAAAGCCGCTAAAAAAACAGATGGAACAAAATGTAAAAATATTCGTAATATTCCCAAGTTAGTAGATGCTAATTTTGCTGGAACTGCTAAATCTAAAGATTGTATCTTAATTTTATGTGAGGGAGATTCGGCTAAATCTGGAATTATATCAGGACTTTCCAGAGAAGATCGCAATACAATAGGTGTATATCCTATGAAAGGTAAAATGTTTAATGTTAGGGGTGAAGCTGTTTCAAAAATTAATGATAATAAAGAAATTACAGAAATTAAGCAAATTTTAGGTTTAGAATATGGAAAAAAATATAGTCTTAGCGATGTTCAAAGTAAATTACGTTATGGAAAAATCCTATTTATGACTGACCAAGATTTAGATGGTAGTCATATTAAGGGTCTTGGTATTAATATGATTGATAGTGAATGGAAATCATTAATTGATATTCCAGAATTTATTGGTTATATGAATACACCTATTTTAAAAGCTACAAAAGGCAAAGAGGTGAAGGAATTTTATAATAATGGTGAATATGAAGAATGGAAATCTGATGACAATCTTGATCTATCAAAATGGAACATTAAATATTACAAGGGTCTTGGTACAAGTACCAGCAAAGAATTTAAGGAATATTTTGCTAAAAAGAAAATTGTTAATTTTGAAAAGACCGATGATTGTAAAGATGTTATTGATATGGTATTTAATAAAAAACGAGCAAATGATCGCAAAGATTGGTTAGCTAATTATGATCGAAATGCCTTCTTAAATACTTCTAAATCAAATGTAAGTTATAGCGAGTTTATTCATAATGATATGATTCATTTTTCAAAATATGATAACGATCGTTCAATTCCTAATATGTGCGATGGTCTTAAAATTAGCTTACGTAAAATTCTGTATTCCGCTTTTAAGAAAAAATTATATTCTGAAATTAAAGTAGCCCAATTTAGCGGTTATGTATCCGAACATTCTGGATATCATCATGGTGAAGCTAGTTTAAATGGAGCTATTATTGGATTAGCACAAAATTATGTTGGTTCTAATAATATTAATTTGCTGCATCCAGCAGGACAATTTGGTTGTATTGATCCTGATACACCTGTTTTAATGTGGAATGGTACTATTCAAAAGGCAAAATATATTAAAGTTAATGATAAATTAATTGGTGACGATGGTAGTTGTCGCATAGTATCTAAATTAACAAGTGGTATAGATGATATGTACGAAATAAAAAATGGCAATATGGATAATTATATTGTAAATAGTCATCATATTTTAACTCTTTATTATTCAGGTCACAAATCTATATTTTGGAAAAATTCTTCAAAATCATGGTATATGAATTATTTTGATGATAATACTAAAACTGTAAAATATAAAAATATTAGAACAAATGAATCTACTAATGGTGACCATTATAATAAATCTTCTCTTAACAAAGAAGAAGCATATGAAAAAATTTTAGAATTTTCTAAAACTATAGGAGATAATAATATATTTGATATAAATGTGCAACAATATTTATCATTACCTTTAAGTGTAAAAAATCATTTAAAAGGTATCGTAAACACTAATGTAGTAGAATGGGAAAACAAAGATTTAATTATTGACCCATATATTTTAGGTTTATGGTTAGGTGATGGTATGAGTGATTGTCATGGTTTTGCTAGTATTGATTATGAAATAGTTCAATCTTGGGCATTATGGTTAGATACTATTGGATGCGAATTATGTCATAGTAAAAGTATTCCACCACATGAGAATCATACATTTTATATTAGAAGAATTGGTTCTTGTAGAGATGAAGACAATATAGCTATAGGTGATTCCAATAATAATTCAAATATATGTAAAGGATGTGATTGGGTTTTTGAAAAATCTACAAATAATGTATTATGTCAAGGAAAAAATATAAATGGAGATAGAGCAATTAATTTAAATCCATTTAAAGAACTTTTCAAAAAATATAATTTACTTAAAAATAAACATGTTCCAAAAGACTATATAGTTAATAGTAAAGAAAATAGATTAAAAATATTAGCTGGTATGATAGATACTGATGGAACATTAAAAAAACAAAAAAATTCATATAGATACGAAATAAGTCAGTGTAAAGAAAGAAAACATTTAATAGAATCATTTAGAATAATTGCTGGTTCACTTGGATTTAGAGCAAAAATATATAATTATGGTAATATGTATACATTATCAATTACCGGTGATAATATTCATGAAATACCTGTAAAACTTCCAAGAAAACAAATTATTAATCAAATAAGAATTAAAAATTCACACAAAATACATAATATCGATATAAACTATATTGGCAAAGGTGAATTTTGTGGATGGAATATTGATAAAAATGAAAGATTTTTATTAGGAGACTTTACCATCACACATAATACTCGTCTTCTTGGGGGACGAGACGCAGCTTCAGAGAGGTATATTTTCACATATTTAAATTCTATTACACGTTTAATTTATCCTGAAATTGACGATCATGTATTAGAATATTTAGAAGATGATGGAACAATTGTAGAACCTATTTATTATGTTCCAATTATTCCTATGGTTTTAGTTAATGGAACCAAGGGAATTGGAACTGGTTTTAGTACAGATATTATGTGTTATAATCCTTTACAAATTATTAATTATTTAGAAGGTCTAATTAATAAAGCAGATGATATGAAGTTAAGACCAATTGAACCTTATTATAATAATTTTAAGGGTAAAATTTATCCTTGTGATGATTCACGAAAAAAATATATTATTAAAGGTTGTTATGAAATAATTGGCACAGATAAAATTAGGATTAGTGAATTACCTATTGGAACTTGGACACAAGATTATAAAGAATTTTTAGAATCTTTAATGGATAATAAATCGGGGTCAAAAGATAAAGGAAAAACAAAAGCAAAGGATGAATATATTAAAGATTTTAATGATATGTCTACTGAAAAACATGTTGAATTTGAAGTTACATTTTATTCAGGTTATCTAATGAAATTACTTGGAGAAAAATACGATTTTGGTATTGAGGGTGTAGAGAAATATCTAAAACTTTATACTACACAAAGCACTACAAATATGCATTTATTTAATGATAAAGAACAATTACGTAAATATGAAAACGTATATGAAATTGTAAACGATTATTTTAAAATCCGTTATAACTATTATGAAAAACGTAAAGAATATTTAATTAATAAATTAGAAAATGAATTAAAAGTGCTAACCAATAAAGCCCGATTTATTCAATATAATTTAGATGATAAGATTGATTTAAGGAAAAAATCTAAGTCTGAGATTAATAGTATTATGGAAAAATTTGAATTTGATGTTGGAGATTCTGGAGATTATAATTATTTAGTTAAAATGCCTATGGATTCTGTTTCCAAAGAAAATGTGGAAAAATTAATGAAAGAACATGAAAATAAAAAGGCAGAATTAGAAAGCATTAAATCTTCAACTATTGAAAAAATATGGTTAAAAGAATTAAAAGTGCTAAAAAATAGTTATAATGAATTTTTAGAAGAAAGTTTAAAAATGGAAAAAAGTGAAACTTTAGAAAAACCTAAGAAAAATAAGAAAAAGTAGATATTTAGGACAATAAATAATTTTGATTTAATATAATTTTTTTATTGGTATAATATATATAAAGATGACTGTACCAGATGCCGCGCCGGCAACGGTCTTCGACCCTAACACCTCCCGAGAAATACCGATAGACAAGAAGCCGAGGACATGGAAGGAGTTAAGGAGAGATATGTATAATGCGATGCCTAGTATTAGGAATAAAGCTGATTGCTTACTTGGTATTGAGGATATTCGAGCCTATCTTGCAGCGTCTTCTAAAGATGTCATTTCTACTGCAATTGCTCAAGCAATACCTAAAAATAAAAAGTTGTTAAAAGCAATTGCAGCTAATGAAGTTGCTTCTAACAAATTGGGCATCCCTGAGTCTAAACGTACTGAAATATCAAGACTTCCAGATGAAGAAGTCCCGGTTTCTGGTGGTCGTAAATCAAAAAAATCACGTAAATCGAAAAAATCACGTAAAATGAAAAAATCACGTAAACCAAAAAGAGGAAAAAAATCAAATAAAAGAAAAAGAACAAGAAAACATTAATTTATAGGTTTTTTTAAGCATTCAGATGACTTCACATAAATAAAAAATATTATTTAGTATAAATTTTAAATAATATTTTTAAATAATAAAGAGAGAAAGGCATAAATTATTAAAAAATAAAATATAATAAAAATAAAATATAAAAAAATAACATATAATATACTATATAGTTGGGTATACTATATCTTATGTATTTAATCTCTCAATAGCTCAGTTGGTAGAGCGGAGGACTGTAATTGGTTCATTCTTATCCTCACCCAACGGCTATCCTTAGGTCGCCTGTTCGAATCAGGCTTGAGAGATATATTTTTATATCATATAAAAATATATCATAAACATAAAGATAAACATAAACATAAACATAAAGATAAAGATAAATATAAATTTTTCAAATAGCTGCGTATTTTTTACGGAGAGAAAAAAAGAGTTTTTTATTTTTTTTTGTCATATTTTTTGTAATATTATTAATATTATCTTTCTTTTTAATGTCTGGAAATATATGAAATGGTATATTTATTTTATCAACATGTTTATTTGCTAATTCTATCATTAATTTTCTTGTTTTTGGTTTTAAAAACCGCCATATATAAGGCATTTTATTATGTAAAGTATTAGCATCTACTGTATGTTTTGTTTTTTTAGTATTTTTTAATATACATTTACTTTCATCTCTACAAGTATGTTTATATTTTTCATATAATGGGCCCCAATTTGCCATATTACAATAACCCCAATTACGAGAGCTACCAGGTACACAATATGATGGTGTACATTTATTCATTACAGAATTACAAGGCACGTGGTCACATAATTTGTATATAAAACATTTTTTATAATTATTGGAATTATTAGATTTTTTAGATCTATGTTTTTTTCTTGTAGTCATATTATTTTATCGCAATATAAAAAATTTAATAATTTCTTAAATAAGCAGAAGGATTTGTTAAGTTATTTAATTTATATTTCATATCACTAATAGATATATATAATTCATTTATTTTGTTTTCTAAATCTTGTATTTTTTTATCTTTATTGTAACGACCTCGTGAACGTGTTCTTCTGGATGGACCATCTTCACCGTGAGCATTACGTTTATTTAATTCATCTTCTTTTTCAATTAACAATTTTTCATTTATTTTTATATCTTTTTTTAATTTTTCTACTCTAACTTTTTTTATTTCATCTTGAATTGTTTTATTACCTATAATTTCTTTGATTATATCTTCATTATAAAATTCTTTATTAAAACTAGATTTACTTGTTCTATCTAACATTATATTAATTAAAAAAAGAATTTCATGTATTTTACCTTTGGCAAAACGCATATTTTTTTTTAATATTTTCTTAGATTTTCTTTTTTTATTATTTTTGAGTTTTTTGTTTTTTTTATATTTTTTTAAAGTTTTTGCTAAATTATTGTATATTTTATTTGTAATTTTATTTGTAATTTTATTTTTAAAATTATTAATATTATATATTTTCTTTTTCTTTGATAAATACATATTATATTTTATAAATATAATAATATGTAAAAATAAATTATTTAAGCAACACTTGATAAAGACTTGGTATATGGGTTATTTTTGAAGGCACTTAATAAAGATTCATCCATACGAGCATTATTAAAATTGTGATCATAAGTTTGAATTCCATTCATTTCACCCATAAATTCGGCAGATGGTATTAAGCTTGGACCACCATTTGGAACATTATTTCTATTATTTTTCATAATATTTTCATTTCGAGTTGTTGTTGAATTATTATGATTATTAAATAAACTCATGCTTCCTTGATTAGGATGTAATTCATATGTTTTATTTACATTATTTTGTTGGGCATATTCAGCATTATATGTTCTTAAACCATGATTTTGTGCGGAACCATTACCAATATATTGTTGATTTGTTGTTGTACGTTGATTATCATAATTTTGATGTTGTGTAACTTGATACGCATCACCACGATGATTAGGTGCTTGTACGTTAACATAATTCAAATTAATTTTTCCAGTAGTCATCTCTCTATTTGTAACTTTTGTTTTATCATTTTGATTAAATATATGTCCTGTAGGATTTAATCCATTTACATTTCCGGTTTGTCTTAAATTACCAATTACATTTTCTTTACGTGTAGGATTTAATACATCCATTAATGGAGCAATTACTGCTTTTGCCATACCATATACTCCACCCATTTCCGGTTGATTTTTATCAGTAACACGATTATTAGGTAATATATTATAACCGTTGACACCATAATCATTTTGATTTGCAAAATTTTGCCCTGTTGCCGTTGCGTTTGAAATTGGTAAGCTTCCTAAACCTTGTTTTTTAGATTCTTCATATTCAGGATTTGTATATGTTGTTTGGCCGTTTGAACCACCAGCACCATAATATTCCCGTGTAGTATCTATACGATTTTCCATAGGAATTACTTGTGTGCTTCTAATTGGTGGATTTTTCTCAGCACCAGTTGTAGTAAACCATCTTGTAGGTCCTGCTTCATAATATTTTTCAGGTAAATGTTTTTCTACTTTTCCTATAGAACCTTGGGCTTTAATAGCAGATAATGCTGGACCTTCATGACCATTTAAATCAAAAGTCATCTTAGGATTATTGTCAACTCTCAAATCATCTACATTTTTAGGCATCCATGTTTCACGTGACATCATACCAGCATTAAATCCACCAGAACCTTCTACTCCGCCAGAATTGAATCCTTCTTTGTTTTGGCTACCATAACCTAAATTTAATCCAGGTCCTACTCTTTGTTGTTCCCATAATGTAACATTTGACATTTTCATAGATTCATTCATACGTGATTGGAAAAAATCAGTATTATTTTGCATACCAAATTGAGTATTTGTATTTTCATCTGGTTTAAATAAAGGGGCTTGTTCACTTTTGCTAAAATGTTGGCTACCGTAACCTTGTTTATTATCCATAATAGCTTCAATATTATTTAAATCGGATGTGGCACCACGGATTTTTGCTCCAAAATATGGTTGCATATTATTATGTTTAAATGTATTTATGTCTACTCTTTCACCATTCATTAAACTTACTTGATTTGGAATACTATTTTCTTGTTCTCTGTTTAATGTATTTTGAGATTGTTGCATAAAATATTTGTCTGTATGTTGATTAGCATTATTATAACTATTAATAGAATTAGATGTTTGTTTAGAAAAATCATCTAATTTTCTTGTATTATAATTCGCCATTCCCTCTCTCTTTTTTTCACTATTTAAATTAAAAAATTGTTCCGATTGTTTTGTATCTTGGACTTCTTCAACAAAAGCTTCTTTCTTTTTTTCTTGTTCATTCATTATATATAAACTTCCTAATACTACTATTGGTATAGCTATTGCCGCCATATTATATATTATATAATACTAAATAATAAATATATCATATTTTTATTATTTATTTTCTTATAAAAGTTAATAAATAATAATATTGCTATTTTTATAAATTAATATTTTTCTTGTTCATAGAATAGTATTTTAATTGTTCATAGAATAATAATCTTTTTCTACTATTCTAGATGAAATATTATTACTAAAAGGTATACATATGTTTTCTTGTGGGTCTAATAATAAATATTTAAAATTATTAGGAATATTTGGAGTATTTATTGAATCTAATTCTCTTAAAGTCCATGCTGGATTAGTAGCTCTTGGTTGTCCGGTTATTTCTGTGTTATGAACAGGATAATTATTTACGCTATATATGTTATTATTGTTTAAATAATTTGTATAATTATTTTCATTAATTGTATCTCTATTTAAAGTTCTAGTTTGACATCTTAAATCTGATTCTAAATCTGTTAAATTATTTGATAAATTAGCACCCCATTTTTGCATTCTTAAATGTGGATCATTTATAAAGGGCATATTAATTCCATTACCGGGAACATTAATTTGATAATTTCCAATATTTGTAGTTTCTTCTAAATATTTTTGAATTCTACAAGAGTCATCGTGAAATCTAGTGAAAGCCATATTATATTAATAATATAAATTATATATTGTTAATATTTTTTATTTAAAATTGTAATTAAATAGTTTCTTTACCCATTTCACTTAAAATTTCATTCAATTTTGATTTTATTAAACTATTTTCTGCTTTTAAATCATTTATTTCATTTTGTTGGGCTTGGACTAATGAATCTAAAAACTGAATAGCACCGAATGCGTGAACTTGTAGTCTTCTATAGTCTAACATTTTGAAATCGCTTTCCTTTCCTTCTTCTGATAAGTCATGTGTTTTTACTGCTTCTGGTAAAATTTCTTCTACTTCCTGTGCTATAAAACCCTTTACTTCTGCTTTAAGTTCAGTATTAAAATACTTCTTTACTTTTATGAATCTAACAATATTCATACTATCACTAGGCGGATATAATTGTTGATTTTGTTTAATTCTTGAATCACTTGATATTTCGCTCCACGACTTCCAGCTGCCATCTTTTACAAAATAAATCTGTGCGTCATTACTATCATGAGCGTTTTGTACTGATAAAATAATTTTTCGCGGTCTATTTCCACCATATCCCATCCGAATCTCGCCTATCGTGTCAGCATACGCTGACATCTTTAAATGAGCACCCTGAGGTTTAATATTATCCACATGTAGTCCATCGTATGTAATATAACAGCTTCGGGAAACCGTAGTGCCACTATCTGGATGATCCACGTAGCCAAACTTAAATTCGAGTTGCGGACGAAACGTCTCCTGATGATAATTATGAGAAACCATTGTCTGGTATCCATACTCAGATGACAAACCGCCTCTTATGTTTATCAAGTCACCCCATAAACTGCCCGTGTCGAACTTCAATAGATTTCCAACATTCACATCACCTTGAACATCTAATCTTCCATTTATTGAAACATCTCTTTGAACATTTAACTCACCACTTATATCAACATTACTACAATCTAATATCATATGATTTTCACTATTTATAGTTTCTACATGTATAGAACCTTTATCAGCCATATTTTATATATTAATCATAATTAAATATTAAATATTAAACAAAAGAAAAATATATTTATTTATAATATAATATAAATATGATGAATAATATGATGAATAATAATCAATCGAATGGTAAAGTAGATATTTTAGGACCAAATATATCTACTAAATTTTCTATGATGGATAAAATTCCATTAACGACTAAAACATCTTATGTAAATAGTTTAACTGGTAATTTTGAAAGATCAAGATTATCAGATACATTTTTTTCAAATGAAAATATACAAATTATACAAAATGGTTTAAGAAAAGGTGTATATGATAAATCTAAACAACAAATTTTAATTGATAATCAACCTACAGACCAAATTGTTTCAGTAATGAGAAGTATGTATTTACAACATTCTAAAAATCTTGAAACAAATATTTCAGGTCAAATAAATGAACTAAATAAGTATGTTTTAGATTATTGTATAAATAATGTTTATAATGAAGCAGTTTCATATTTAAAATATAAACAAGACGCTAGTAGAATGCATATGCCAATGAGTGCTCCAATATATTCAAATAAAACTAATAAAACACTTGAACAAAAACCTTGGTTTTAATTTATAGTTTTTTTAGTTAAATTTTTATTTTATTTTATTTTATTTTATTTTATTTTTAGTTTTATTTTATTTTTATTTTATTTTTAGTTTTATTTTATTTTTATTTTTATTTTATTTATTTTTATTTTATTTTTATTTATTTTATTTTTTGTTTTATTTTAATTAAAATCTAGGTTCCAGTAAATATTTATATACAACTACACTTACTATAGCAACTAGACCATAATCCAATATTTTAGTTAAAGGACTAACTAATTTTTTAGTAACATCTAATGAAGATTTAACAATATTAGAATTGTTTACTAAATTATTAGATAATGTATCACTTAATGACTCTTCTCTTACTAAAGTAGATTTGCTTCTATTTAAAATACCCATAAATTTTATAATATTAAAAAATAAAAAAATTTATTATTTTTTATTTTATAATATTTAATTTAATTCAATAATATTTAATTCGATAATCTATAAAATTAAATATTAAAATAAACTGATTTCAATAAACTATTTTCTAGCTTTTCTTGTTTTGCCTTTTGGTGATTTTTTAACATAACCAAATTGGCCTTTTTTGGTGAAATAACCAGCTTTTTCTAAACGTTTATCTTTTTTAGCCGAAAAGTGTTTTTTTTTCGATACAATACGACCTCTTTTTGTATAGAATAATTTGTCTCTTGTTAAACCACCTGGTGTTTTATAAGCATTACCATTCCATACTTGTGTTCTTGAACCTTCTAAAAGAGCATATTTTTTTCCTTTAATATGGTACATACCATCATCGGCGCGCATGTGTTTTTTTGCCATTTTTATATATTATAATTAGAAAAAAATGATTTTCAAAATATTTAGTAAATAATTAGTAAATAATTAATAAATATAAAATTTTTAGTGAAATTAATTGATAAATTATTTTATAAAATTTATCAAAATAAATTAATTTATTTTTGAAAAAATCCCTAAATATTATTGTTTTTAAATATATAATGTCATCATCTGATTATAATAGAATTATAAGTACAGTAAATTCTGTTTCTAGTAATTTTTCATTTGTCCCTGATTTAAATAATGTTATTGTAATTGATACATCTAATAATAGAATAGGTATAAACAATACCAATCCAGAATATTCACTTGATATTAGCGGTAACGTAGAAAATAAACATCTTGGTATAATAACACCTAATTTAACTATTTGTGGAGGTTATGTACATTCGAGATTAATACCCAATAAAGGTAACGAATACGATTTAGGAAATATATCAAAACCTTGGAATTCTATGCATTGTGTAAGCGGAAATTTTCAAAATATAGATTTGAGTATAAATAATCAAACAAACAATGAATTTTTTTTCATTAATAATCAACCATTAATAGGTTTTTCAAATGAACTAATTCATATTGGTTATGATTTTCCACTTAATGTTAAAGGTAATACAATGGATGTAGATTCTATACGCTTGACAGGTGGAACAATTTCTAGCAATTCAAATATTATCTTAGATCCATCGGGTATAGGCGATGATACAGGAACAGTTATTATAAAAGGTGATTTAAATGTTTTAGGAGCCCAAACAACTATTACATCACAAACATTAGAAGTTAGTGATAATATAATAACAATAAATAAAGGTAATACTAATAATGATGATGCTGGTATAGAAATTGATATAAATTCTAATAATAATCAAAGATTAATTTGGTCAAATAGTGATGAAAAATGGAAATTTATAGAAGAAAATACAAATAATTTACAAAATATTGAAGTAAGCAATATTAATTTAAATCAATTAAATATTAATAATCACAATGAAAATGGTAATAATTTAACAGTAACTATAAATAATAATTCTGCTATATTTGATATAGTAGGTGGTAATAGTATTTTTAATCAAAATGTAACATTTAATGGTAGTCTTACCGTTTCAGGTGATTCTGTTAGTTCTACACAAACAATTGGCGGTGGACATATATTTAATACAATAATTGGTTATAATAATTTAGAACAGTTAAATACAAAAAAAGCTGCTTTCAGTAATATTTTAGTTCGTGACGAATCTACTTTTCAAAATAATATAATTATTAATGGAAATAAAAAATTACGTTTTACAGATGTAGAAGGCAATTCAGAAACTCCTTTATTAAGTGGAAATTTTTTGTCTTTAGATGTTTCTAAAAATCTTATAGTACATGAAGATGTTTCAATAAATGGAAGATTAGATGTTCAAGGAGATGCTTCATTTAATTCAAATGTTGATGTTAGTGGAGAATTATTTGTAGAGAATGATGCTTCATTTAATTCAAATGTTGATATATATGGAAATTTAAAAACAGATAATATTGAAGAATTAAATGACAATTCAGGTGTAACTATAAATAACACTTTAATTATAGAAAATAATGTTATTCCAATATGGCAACAATTAGGACAAGATATTGATGGCGAAGCAGCACATGATTATTCAGGTCGGTCTGTTTCATTAAGTAGAAACGGAACAATATTAGCTATTGGAGCTATTTTAAATAGTAATAATGCAGGACATGTGCGAGTATATCAATTGAATAATACATCATGGGTACAATTAGGAGTAGATATTGATGGCGAAGCATCAGGTGATTATTCAGGTATTTCTGTTTCATTAAATGATGAAGGAACAAGATTAGCTATTGGAGCTCGTGGTAATATAAGCAATGCAGGACATGTGCGAGTATATGAATATAATAGTAATACATCATCATGGGAAAAATTAGGACAAAATATTGATGGCGAAGCAGCAGGTGATTATTCAGGTCATTCAGTTTCATTAAATGGTGAAGGAACAATATTAGCTATTGGAGCTTATAAAAATAGTAATAATGCAGGACATGTGCGAGTATATGAATATGAGAATGATACATCATGGGTACAATTAGGAGAAAATATTGATGGCGAAGCACCAGGTGATGAATCAGGTTATTCAGTTTCATTAAATGGTGAAGGAAATATATTAGCTATTGGAGCTCGTTATAATAATAATGCTAATGGAGACTATGCAGGACATGTGCGAGTATATGAATGGAATGATGCATCATGGGTACAATTAGGAGAAAATATTGATGGCGAAGCAGAACATGATTATTCAGGTCGGTCTGTTTCATTAAATGATGAAGGATATAGATTAGCTATTGGAGCTCGTTATAATGATGGTAATGGAAACTCATCAGGACATGTGCGAGTATATGAATGGAATGATACATCATGGGTACAATTAGGACAAGATATTGATGGCGAAGCAGAAGATGATCATTCGGGTTATTCAGTTTCATTAAATGGTGAAGGAAATATATTAGCTATTGGAGCTATATATAATGATGGTAATGAAAACTCAGCAGGACATGTGCGAGTATATAAATTGAATGATACAGATACATCATGGGTACAATTAGGAGTAGATATTGATGGCGAAGCAGCAGGTGATGAATCAGGTATTTCTGTTTCATTAAATGATGAAGGAAATATATTAGCTATTGGAGCTCATTATAATGATAATGCTAATGGAGAAAATGCAGGACATGTGCGAGTATATGCATATGATACTCTCCCTATATTGCCTGGTGTATTAATACGTAGTATAGGTGAAGAATACGATAATACTCTTAATAATCGTTGCAGATTAGAGGTTAATGGCGAGTTTAAAGTTGAAGGCAGTTTTACGGCAAATACTACCTTTGTGAATGTGCACAAAAATATGAATTGTTTCCAGTTCGTGCACTGTTTATCCAGCGGGACTAGTCTAACCGTTTATGGAAATTTCCTCTGTTACAATACTGTAACTGCCAACGCCTATGGTTATCTTAGTGATGATCGCCTGAAGTTCAATGAAACACCAATTACACATGCACTAGATGTGGTCAGACAACTAAACCCGCTTAATTACGATCAAGCGCGAGTCAAGGCGAGCTATGATGATTCACAAGAAATCGAGTATGATGTGACTAACACAAAAAAGAGTTCAGGGTTCATTGCCCAGGAGGTATACGAGATAGATGCTTTGAAACACGCTGCAATTCAAGGCGACGACAAGATGGGTACATGGTCACTGAGTTACAATGATATTTTCACACACGCCGTTGCGAGCATTAAGGAACTTGACAAAATCGTCCAGACTCAACAGCAAACCATCGAGGCACTGCAGGCCCGAGTGGCGGCTCTGGAGGCGTAAAGTTTTACACTTCCTTGTTTGCGAATTTAGTCCCCCTTGTCAGTGAGACGATACTAAGCAAATAAATTAATTAAATCAAAATTAAATGAATTATTAGCTGAAGCAGGCAAATCAACTATTTAAAAATATATAAAAATTTAATCTAATCTAAAAATTAATAAATCTAAAATTAAATCTAATTTAAAATTAAATCTAATTTAAAATCAATAAATTAATAAATTAATAAATTAATAAATAAATTAATAAATTAATAAATAAATTAATAAATCAATAAATCAATAAATCAATAAATCAATAAATTAATGAATTAATAAGTCAATAAGTAAATAGAAAATAATTTATTTAGATAATAGAAAATAATTTATTTACATATTTTAATAGTTTATAATGTTTTCAGATTTATCTAGCTTTCATAAAATAGTATTAACTATAGCTACTTTTATTTTAATTGTTTCATTAATTGCTTTAGGAATTTTTTTCAGTAAAGCTTTATTTGAAGATTCATTTCCTCCTATTGTAAGTGATTGCCCTGATTATTGGGATATTGAAAGAAATGATGATGATGATAATCCAACATGTGTGAATAATTCTACTATAAATAGAGGAAAAGGCACAGAAGATTGTAATAATAAAGATGTAGCTTTTTTTGATATTAATGGTGCAAATACAAATCAAATAATATGTACAAAGAAAAAATGGGCACAAGATTGTAGAATAGCCTGGGATGGTATTACAAATAATAATGTTAAATGTAGTACAATTAATTAAATTTTATACTATTTTTATTTTTAGAAGAATATTATTGTTTATAAATTTTATTGTTTAATAATATATATTTTTTTAATATATATTATTAATAAATGTCACAAAATATAGATAAAGTTAAATTAAAAGAAAGATTAGAAAATGTTATACCTTTTACTGGTGCTCCACCAGAAATTAGTAATAACAATATTATAACATCTAATAATATTAGTAGACCTTGGAAATTTTTTATGACATCAATAGAACATAATAATAATGATATATCCAATATAATAAAAAATGACTGTAGTAATAATAATTTTGTATTAGAAAGTAAAAGTTCTAATATTTATTTCAAGGCAGCTCCTAATAAAAAAATTGAATTCTATAGTGATACTAAATTTATTAAACCAGCTAATTTTGACAATATTATTTCTGAAAGAATTAATTCTAATGATATAACAGTTGATAACGATTTAACAGTTAATAATGATTTAACAGTAGAAAATACACTTATAGTTAATGACATTAGTTTAAATGGTAAAATTTATATATCTGAAGCAAATGATTATCATATTATTGGTAATCTAAAAGTAGATGGAACTTTAACAGGTACAAGTACACAACAAACAGGAGGGCTAAATATAGTAGAAGCAACTATAAATTCTTCCACTATTGGTTTAACTACACCTAGTACTGGTAAATTTACAGATGTAAGTATAAATAATGATTTAAATGTAAAAAATAATATTTCAATTGAAAATACACTAAATGTCAGTAATAATATATTATTAAAAAATTATGAAGATGATGTAAATATAAGTGAACTACCACAAGATACTGTTATAGATATTGAAGTTACAACTACTAACAATATTGTTTACGATAAAATTGATTTAAGTTATGGGGGTCAAATAATAAATAGTATTACTAATTCTAATCAAAAATTATATTTATCAAAAGGAACATATATATTTAAAATTATTGAAAGTGAGGAACAAAATCATCTTAATTTTAGTTGTGATCCTAATTTTGAAGATAATTTTGAAATAAGTAATAATTCTACTGGAACCGTTATACCAAATAATGGTAAACATTATTATGGCAATGGTGCTATAGTTAATATAGAAATAAAAGGATATATTGGATATATTGATATAATATCAAATGGTTATGGTAGTAGTAATAATAAAATAAATTTTGAAAAAATTTTCTTATACAAACATAATGTTAATTTGTTAAACAAATTAGATATTATAGATAATTCTATAAATACTTTATTAGAACTTGGTTATGATGCTTCTTTTACTAATGTAAATATACTAGGTGAATTATTTGTTCATGATGATGTATCATTTAATAAAAATGTTAATATTAGTGGTGAATTAATAGTTGAAAATGATGTTTCATTTAATAAAAATGTTAATATTAGTGGTGAATTAATTGTAGAAAACGATGTATCATTAAATTCTAAATTATTTGTTCAAGATGATGTATCATTAAATTCTAAATTATTTGTTCAAGATGATACTACATTTAATTCTAAATTATTTGTTCAAGATGATACTACATTTAATTCTAAATTATTTGTTAAAGATGATGTATCATTAAATTCTAAATTATTTGTTCAAGATGATACTACATTTAATTCTAAATTATTTGTTCAAGATGACGTGTCTTTTGGTTCTAATTTAATTGTTGATGGTGATGTATCATTTAATGGAGCAACATTAAATTTAAATAATAGTGCTCAAAATTTTACAATAAATTCTGCTAAAAATTTGTTTATTGATCCATCACCATTAAATGATGAAAGTGGAAATGTTATAATAAGAGGCAATTTAGAAGTTAGAGGAACTGAAACTATTGTTAATTCAACTATAGTAGAGGTAAGTGACAATATAATTCAAATGAATGCTAACTATAATTCATTACCTGAAGGTGGTATAGCAGTAAAAGATTCTACTAATACTGAAAGAAAATTTACTTGGAAAAATTCTGGTCATCATGAAGATCCATCAAATTGTTGGTCAACTAATAATGAAAATTTACATGTTGGAACTGGTGGTGTATTTGGTCAATATTTAGAAATTAGTGGAGTTCAATATTCTCACGTACCTCGTGGTATAATAGTTATGTGGTCACAGGAAAATCCACCCGAAGGTTGGGCTATTTGTGATGGTACAAACGGAACGCCCGATTTAAGAGCAAAATTTATAGTTGGTGTTGGTACTCATTATGAAAATGGTGAGACTCACATATATAATTTAAAGCAGGCGGGGGGTGAAGCAAAAGTAACTTTAAATATTAATCAAATGCCTCGTCATTCGCATCACATTACCGCAACCATCCAAGGTGGCGACCACAAACACGTATACAAAAAAAGTGGAATCTCGAATCAAAGGCAAGACAGCCGAGAACAGGATGAACAGAGAGTATATCATGATACTGACGCCGATGCCGATACCCACGGCAATCAGCAGGGCGCCCACACGCACACCTTAGACGAGGAAACAGATAATGAGGGATGGGGGCAGTCTCATGAAAATAGGCCTCCTTATTATGTATTATATTATATAATGAAATTATAAAAAATTGTAGATAAATTTTAATAATTTTTATTATATTAAAATTTATTCATATAACCAAGTGTTAATAGTGTATCTATATGTATTATTTGTTGGTTCTCTAACAAAATGAGGATGAGTCCAATACGGAGGGAAAACTATAATCTCTCCTTTTTTTAATTTTATTTTGAAATTTTGTCTTGGAAAATAAAATTCTCCGTTTTCATAATCATCATTTAGAGCAATTATAATACTCATATTACGTATTTGATTTTTATATACTGTTTTGCTTGAATCATTTGTCTTACTTAAAACACCATCTTTATGTTCACGTGTACAACCATATATTTTTCTTAAGCAATAACCTGAATCACCTCTACATAAAATTTCGTATTCTTTATATAAATAATTTATAACTTTATTAACAATTTGAAATATTTTATTATCTACTTTTTTTTTGACTTCAACATTTTTCATATTTTCTACGTGCATAAATAAACAATTTACATTACTACCACTACCCCATTTTTCTATATTATATTCTTTATTTTCAATATGTGTATTTAATAATTTAACAAAATAATCACAATCATTATTATTTATTATATTTTCATCATTAAAAATAAAAATATTGTTTTTTCTCTCGTTAATAGTATCATAATTTTCAAATAATTGTTTAGGATTATTTATTATTTTATTACTTTTACATAAATCTTCCAAAATTATATATTTAACATTATTTTCATTATTAATAAAAACATATTTATTAGCATCATTTGAGAGATTTAATTTTGTAGGTTCATTAATTATCAAATTATTATAACTATTACATACTATTTTATTATTTAAGGTATCATTTAACGTGTCATTTAACGTGTCATTTAAGCTATTATCAAATAGCTTATCAATAAATATATCACTCCTTGTTTCATTTATTAATATAAAATAATCATTTACTCCAATAACATCATTGAAATCTAAATTATTTGATGAATCTATATTTATTATTTTTTTTATAGTAATTCTCTCTTTATGAATATTTAAACATTTTGATAAATATTTAATTAATGATAAATCATTAAAATCATTATAAAGATTTATATAATTAAAAATAGTTTTATTATCAATGTTACTTAATAAATTATTTGACATTAATAATAATAATAATAATAATAATAATTATTATATTATTTTTAGATATAAATAATAGATTTATTATATTTTATTAAATTAATTATGTCTTCTAATAAAGTAATTACTGCTATATCTAGTTTAGTTGAAAATGTTATATTAGATCCAAGTGATGTTGTATGTATTGATACTGAAAATAATGTGATAGGTATTGGAACATCTAATCCTGATTCAAGTTATGGTATACATATTAATGATAAAGGAATTAAGTGTTCAAAAATAACATTAACAGGTTCGTATCCTAATATAGGTGTCTCGAGTTTATCACAAAGTAAAAATATTCAATTTAATTCAGACGTATGTTTTAATTTAAATGCTGAATTTAGTAATATTATAACAAATGAATTATCTAGTAACACTATTACTTCAAATGATATAAGTAGCAATATAATATATTGTAATTATATTTCTTCAAAAGATAATGAAAATATAACCTTTAATAATAATATTATTGTTGATGAAATTAATTTAACTAAAATTACTAGTGATGGAACTATAATTATTAATAAGGATATATCTTGTAAGGATATATCTTGTAATGATATATCTTGTAATATATTAGATGCTTCAACAATTAATGTTAATTTAATAGAAGGAGATATTTCTTTTGTTGGTTTAATGGATTTTAGCGGTCATTTAAATATTGATGGTTCTTTAAATCTAAATACAATTAATGTACAATTAGTATCAACTAATGGTTCAGATGACAGATTAAAACATAATGAAAAAATTATTAATAATGGTTTAGAAATAATTAATAAATTAGAGCCGCAAGTTTATCAAAAAACAAGAACATTTAAAGATGCTGATTTTAGTGGAATAGTAAATGAACCTTATGTAATTGAAGCAGGTTTAATTGCTCAAGATGTAGAAAAAATAGAAGATATTAATTTTACAGTTAATGTAGGAAATGATACAACACCATATAGTTTAAATTATAATAGTATTTTTGTATATGGTTTAGCAGCTATAAAAGAATTAGATAATAAATTGAAAGATTTATCTAATAGTTATTATAATTCCTCTTTATTCAAAGCTAATCCTGATAATGTTAATTTAAATAATATTCAAAAAATATTAATAGACCAAAGTTTATTAATTAATTCTTTAAATGAAAAAATAACTTATTTAGAAAACAAAATAAATAATTAAGTTAAGGAAAATAATTAAAGAAATATAAAAAAATATTTTAGGTTTTAGAATTTAGTAAAAATAATGAATTATTTATTTAGAATTAATATTTAATACTAAATAAATAATTAAATATTATTTTTAATTATAAATAAAGATGTCTAATGAATCAATAAATAATTTAATAGGTACTTTTGCTAGTCCTGCTGTCACTGAATCATATGATTTAAATACGGAACAATTAATATGTATTGATACATCAAGAAATAGAATCGGTATTAATACTTTGGATCCTAGTTATGCTATTCATATATTAAATGAAACAATATTTAGTAATAAAGCCATATTTAATGATTTAAGTTTAAATAATAATTTATATGTTCTTGGTGATACTTGTTTAAATAATTTAGAAATTACTGGTAATTTAAAACTAAAAAATAATGATAATGTTTTTGATATAAGTAAATCAATATATTTAGATACATCTAGTATTGTAATTGATGCTTCAAATATTAGATTTGATTGTTCATTAATATTTTTAAGTAATTTACCCGATAGTAGTGCTGGTTTATTATCTAATTGTTTATATAATGATAATGGTTTTATAAAAATTAAAATTTGATGTATATAATTTATATATTAAAGTAATTTTAACTTAATAGAAAAAATCTAGGAACAAAATTAAAAATTCAGGATAGTACTAGTAATTGTAGAATAAAAGGTCAATGTTCTGAAATTACAATAATAAAAATTACATAATATATAATCTATTTATTAATAAAAAATTATATATTTATAATGTAAGTTAAAAATAATGATATTAGATGAATTATTAAATTTAATACCAAGTGAATTATTAAATTTAATTTGGCGCTATGTTAAACCAAGTGTAAAGTATAAAATTAATAAGTATTATTTTTGTAAATTTTATCATTATAGATTTGCGTTAATCAATAATCCATTTTTATTAAAAAAAACAAATAAAAATATTGATTATTATATTATTAAAAATTTCAGTTATATTAAATATTTGATTGTTAATGATAATATATATATATTATCATTTATATTTAATAAAAAAATAAATTCTGAAAATTCATATTTTATTTTCAATAAAACTATAGATTATGAAGATATAAGATTTAAAAACTTAATTCATTTTGGTTATTATTATAGTAAAAAATTTAATTCGACTAAAATTATAGAATATATAGATTTTTTAATAAAAAAATATAATTTAACCCAGTTGATAAAAAAAGAGCATAAAAACAAAAAGATTAATTATAGAAGAAGAAATATTATATGGACAATTTAGATATTAATACTATTTTAAAAAGAAAAAATATCGAAACCAAAATAGTAGACATTTTGAATAATTTTGATAATAATCCTTTTGAAAAAAAAGGAATTTTTATAAAAGGTGAAAAAGGAATTGGAAAAACACAATTTATAGTAAATTTGTTAAAAAAAAATAATTATGATATTATCAATTATGATAATACTATAATAAGAAATAAAAGTTTAATAGATAATATTTCATCTAATAATATTAGTAATTATAATGTTTGTAGTATGTTTAGTGAAAATGTAAAAAAAATTGCAATAATTTTTGATGATATAGATAGTATGAATCATGGTGATAAATCAGCTATAAGTTCATTAATAAAATTAATTAGAAAAAAAAAAACAAAAAAACAAAAATTGGAAAATAAAACAACAAATCCTATTATATGTATTAATAATGTTTCAAACGATAAAAAAATATTAGAATTAGAAAAGGTATGTGAGGTTTTTAAATTAGATTCCCCTACAAATGATGAACTATTAGAAATTATAAATAAAATATTGCCAAATTTATTTATTTATGAAACTAATATAAATAATATTATAAAAAATAATATTTTAAATTTTCTAAATAATAATTTAATAGGATTTAATAAGCTAATATTTTATTATAAAATAGATTTTATAAAAAAAATATTTTATACAAATTATACCTCATTTTCTATAACTAATAATAATAGTATAAAAAACAATGTAAAGAAATTTTTAGAGAAAAATTATGATTTGAATAATAATTTTATACTGGAAAATGAGAGAACTACTTTGAGTTTATTATATCATGAAAATGTTATCCAATTATTTACTAATAATTTAAATGAATATATAAAAATTTTAGACAATTTTACTTTTAGTGACTATATAGATCGTTTAATATTTCAAAAACAAATATGGCAATTGAATGATATTAATTATATTATCAAAATTTTTTATAATAACTTTCTATTGAAAAAATTCGATCTATATAAAAATATAGATATTGATAAAATTATTTTTACTAAAATATTAACGAAATATAGCAGTGAATATAATAATTATATATTTATTTATAATTTACTTCAAACATTTTTAATAGAAAAAAAAGACTTATTTTTAATTTATAAAGAAGAACTATTATTTAATGAAGAAAAAATAAATAATCTAATTGAAACCTATAATTTAAATTTTAATAAAGTAGAATTAATTAGATTATTAAAACTAATTCATAACAATATTAATTATGCTAACAATATAAATCATAATAATATAGATTATTCATATAATATAGAAAATACTGATGAAGTTTATCTTATTTAATTATAAATTATAATAGTAAATTATAATTAAATATATATTTTAATAGTATTTATTTTTTAACTATTTTGTTATTTTTTAATTTACCTAAAAATTCACCAATATCTTCATCAGGTAAACATTCATAAACATTATTATTTTTTTCGTTAATATAATATTCTTTACCATGTATATTTATTAGATCTAATTCTTCATCTTCGTCTTCATCTTCATCTTCTTCTTCATCTTCTTCTATTTCATCTTGTTCTTGTTCTTGTTCTTCGTCTTGTTCATCTTCGTCTTCTTCTTCATCTTCGTCTTCTTCTTCATCTTCTTCTTCATCTTCTTCTTGTTCTTCTTCTTGTTCTTGTTCTTGTTCTTCTTCTGTTTCATCTTGTTCTTCTTCTGTTTCATCTTGTTCTTCTTCTGTTTCATCTTGTTCTTCTTGTTCTTCTTCTTGTTCTTGTTCTTGTTCTTGTTCTTGTTCTTCTTCATCTTCTTCATCTTCGTCTTCTTCTTCATCTTGTTCTTCTGTTTCATCTTGTTCATCTTCTGTTTCATCTTGTTCATCTTCTGTTTCATCTTGTTCTTCTGTTTCATCTTGTTCTTCTTCTGTTTCATCTTGTTCTTCTGTTTCATCTTGTTCTTCTGTTTCATCTTGTTCTTCTTGTTCTTCTTTAGTGTAAAACCGTGCATACTGTTTATTAATTGATTCCATCAACTTCTCTTTATAATTTGACCACTCTTCGTTTCCTATTTCTTCATCACCTGGCATGCAATGAAATGGTAGTCCACTAAATCCGTACATAAATCCAATATTATATACCTTTTTTTTATTTAATTGTTTAATTCCTTCATTGGCTAAAAAATCAGCTATGTTAATTTTTAAATTATTACTATGTCTTTTTATCCAATTCCATTCAATTAAATGAATATTACATAATTTATCAAGTTTTTGCCATAAATGAATATTTTTAATAGGTTTTTTTTCTAGGGTTTTCCATTCATTTTTTTTCCAAGAATTAATACCATTTATAATGCCATCTTTTACATATTTAGAATCTGTATATAATTTAATATTTTTTTTTTCATTATAATATTCTAATGCTTTAATAGTTGCAGTAAGTTCCATTTCATTATTAGTAACATTCTTCATACCCCCAAATAATTTTTCTCTAGTTTGGATGACACTTTCATCAATAATTAAAACTCCCCAACCTCCATCTCCTGGATTTCCTATGCATTTACCGTTGGTATAAATATGTATTATTTCCTCTTCTTTGCCTTTTTCTTCCTCTTCATCTTGTTCATCTTCTGTTTCCTCATTATCAGAATTTATAATATTTTCGATATAATCATTATTTTCATTTAATTTAACCACATTTGAAATATCATCTTTTTTTTCTAATGGTGTAACATGTAATTTAATATTTTTATCATTTTTTTTTATTTTATCATTATTATTTAATAATTCTTCATATTTTAATTTTAATTCTTCATGTTCTTTTACTAAAATTTTATATTCGGGTAAATTAAGAAGTAAAGCTTTGATGTGTTCTAATATTTCAAAATATTGTTTATTTTTTTCAAGAATTATATGAATATCATTTGTAATATTTATTTTAAAATTATTAATACTATTATTAATATCCCTATCAAATGATGTAAAATGATTGCTAAGATTTGTATTATACATTATTTTATTTTGTTTATAATATTTTAAATTGTTTTGATAATATTATAAACAATTTTATAAAAAAATGTTTTTTTATATTAATTTTTTATCTTTTAGATGAAGAAGAAAATCTAATTTTAGAATTTATAATAGTGTCTTCATTTTCTTCATGAATATCTGGTAATAATCTTGTTAATGGTTTATCTATTACCAATAACAATCTTTCATTTTCTAATAATTTTCTATATTCTTGAATATCTAAATTACCATAAAATTTCTTTAATAAATAATGAGGATTAGGTGCTGGTTTTATATTTTTATCATAATTGTAAATTTTACCATAAATATTATTCAATAAATAATATCTTTCAAATTTACTAGATGAATCTATATTTTCATTCATTAAATGAGAACAAGCACATTCTGGACTACAAAAATTTCCATAACAAAATATATTTTTATTAACTTCGTATTTTGGTATATATATAGCTTCATTGTCAAAAGGATATGTACACCAAAAACACGAAGCTTTTGTATCAATATCTTTATGTTTTAGTTTGATATATAATTCTTTTAATTTTTTAGAAATATTTTTATTACTTAATTCATTTTTATTTATATCATCTTTGATAATTATATCTTTATTTTCTGTAAAATCAGCATTTTTTATTATACTTTCTTCTTTAAAAATATCTGTTTTGATCATATTACTAATTTCATAACAATTATTAATATTATTAGTATTAGTATTAGTATTGATATTATTATTACTAATTTGCGTATTGTCTATATAATTATAGTTAAGGCTATTTACATCATTTATATTAAAATTATTTATATTATTAATATTGGGATCATATTTAATATTATCTAAATCATCTATCTCATTGGAAAAACAATTTAAATGTAATATAATATTAGGAGTAGGTATTTTATTAGTAGATAATTTATCTACTTCAACAATTTTACCACCTTTTGGTTTTCTACCTCTTTTTTTTACTACTTTTTCTTCTGGTTGTTTATCTGTATTAATTATTGTATTAGATTCTAAATTATTGATTTGATTTAAACTATTATCCAATTTTAAATTTTCATAATATGATTTAGGTTTCCTGCCTTTTTTTTTAATCATTTATAATATCTATTTTATAATATAATTTAAGTAGTTTTAATAATATATTTATTTAAAATTTTGAAGTGGTAATTATTTAAAATATGTTAAAGATAAATTTAGCATATATATATTAATTATTATAATGAAAAAAATTCCTTGGACTGAAAAATATAGGCCAAATAATTTTCAAGATATAATTTTAGAAGAAAATAACAAAATTATGCTCAATAATATTATAGATATTAATTATTTTCCTAATTTATTATTTTATGGTCCACCTGGATGTGGTAAAACTACTACAATATTAAATATAATTAGATCATTTCAAAATAAAAATAATATTAAAAATAATTCATCTATAATTCATTTAAATGCTTCTGATGATAGAGGTATTGATGTAATTAGAAACAATATATTTAATTTTATAAAAACAAATAACCTATTTGATTGTGATTATAAATTTATTATTTTAGATGAAGTTGATTATATGACCAAATCTGCTCAACAAGCTTTAAAATATATTATACAAATGTACAATAAAAAAATTTGTTATTGTTTAATATGTAATTATATTAGTAAAATAGATAATTCTCTTAAAAATGAATTTATTAATATTCGCTTTAATAATTTACCTAAAGATGAGATATTTAAATTTATAAATAATATAAATAATAATGAAAATTTAAATTTGTCTTCAGATACAATTAATAAAACTATTTATTATTTTAATAATGATATTAGAAGCATGATTAATTATTTACAAAAAAACAGTTTTAAAAAAAAAAAAATTATGGATAATGATATTTTAAATAAACTATTCATAATAAATATAAGTAATAATAGCGATGATTTTCTAAAAGAAATTTTAAAATTAGAGAAATTATATGAAATGGATAAAAATAATATAATAATAAATTATATATATTATATATTATATTACAAAACAGGTAAATTAAATAATAAAATTATTACTGATTTAGAACATATAGTTCATAATATTAATAATGGTAATATTATTTATAAAATAAATTTCTTGTATTTTTTAATTAAAAATTAGTAAAAATTTATTTTATTTATCACATATGTTTAATCGTGTAATTAAACGATTTTCCCAATCATTGGGTGGTGAATTTTTAGCAGGATTAAATATATTAAATTTTAAATCAAATTCTTCTAAATTAGTTTCAATATTATTATTTATATTGGTAATATCTGTATTAAGATAATTAAATTTTTTATTTAAATCATTTATAATTTTTTTTTCTAGTACATTTAATTTTACATTTTTATTTTTAATTATTATATTATTATTACTATTACTATTACTATTAGTTATTTCTTCTGTAAGAAACGAATGCATTATATTATAACTATTAAAGAAAAAATATTTTAATAATAATTGATTAAATATATATTTTATTATTATTTTAATAATATGGATATTGATTTAGAATGGATGAATTTTATAAATAATAATGAAATACCTAATACTCAAGAACCTATAATTAATCAAGAAAATAATATAGCTAATGAAATTCCTAAACCTTCGTCCTTATATATATCAACCAAAACAAAAATTTTGTTTTTATCTATACCAATAGATATATATGATATATTTTGGAAAATTCCTGTAGTAGATTATAATTCACAAGAAGATGGTGTCATAAAAAAACAGATCAAAATTTCTATTAATAATACAGAAGAATCTGAAAAAATAGATGAATTATTAAAGACACATAAATACTGCAAAGTTCATATATTGAATAAAATAGATAATCCGAATGGTCGTATAAAATATAAAGATGTTAGAAAAATTAGTATTGGTATTAATAAAAAAGATATCTTATATTCTAAAATAAAGGAAAAAAGTGCCTTTTATAATTGCTTTGTAATTACATTACGAATTATATATGAAAATAATTTTAGAGAATTTCATATTAAAGTATTTAATACTGGAAAAATAGAAATTCCTGGTTTACAAAATGATAAAATGTTAAATATTATATTAGATAATATACTATCTATTTTTAAAATATATTTAAATCAAGATATACATTTTAAAAATGATAAAGTAGCTGAAAATGTTCTGATTAACTCTAATTTTAATTGTGGATTTTATATTAATCGTGAAGAATTATTTGATTTATTAAGAAATAAATACAAAATAAATGCATCCTATGATCCATGTTCATATCCTGGTATTCAATGTGTTTATTATAGTGATAATACCAAAAATACCATATCATATATGATATTTAGAACAGGAAGTATTTTAATAGTTGGTAAAACAGATGAAGAAACATTATATAAAATATATGATTTTATTAAACAATTATTAATAGATGAATACTATAATATTGCTATTAATAACGATATTAACTATAATGTAAAAAAAACACGAAAAGTTAAGAAAAAAATCATATTAGTTAAAATTTAAAACAATTTCAATAAATCTTTTTGAGAACCATTTAATTTTTCTAATATTATTGATTCATTATAATCTAAGAATTTTGTAATATATTTTTTTTTTGATATAAATTTATCAATTATTAATAAAATATTGTCATAATCATATTTATAATAATTATTATAAATATCGGTATTTTTATAATAACATTTTTCTTTAATATCTATTAAAATATTTTGAAACTTTATTATATTATTCAAATAAACAACCAAATCTTCATTTATTGAACTAGTTAATGATAAAATTTTTTTAAATAATTTTGATATTATTACTATATTATTTTTTAATATAAAATCAGGCATTAAATTATTATCTTGATAATTATTTGTAGATTGAATATAATAATTAGAATTAGAATTAGAATTAGAATTATTATTAGAATTAGAATTAGAATTATTATTAGAATTAGAATTATTATTAGAATTACAATTATTATTAGAATTAGAATTAAAATTAGAATTATTATTAGAATTAGAATTAGAATTAGAATTATAATTATTATTAGAATTAGAATTAGAATTAGAATTAGAATTAGAATTATTATTAGAATTAGAATTATTAATATTTTTATTTGTATTGGAAAAATTTATATGGATATTTTCATTTATTATAATGAATAAATTATTAATTATAATTGTAAATTTATTTGTAATAGAATGTAAGTATTTATTAGATATATTTGTTTCAAATATTTTATTCTCTAATAAAAATATAGTTTTTTTATAACAAAACATTATAGCATCTTTTATAGTTAATTCCATATTTGAATTATTAAATACACTAATATTTAATTGATTTATAAATTCTACAAAATACATATATCCTTTTTCACATATATTATAAATATCTCCAAGATTATCATAATAAGATAAACTAATATTAAAAATATTATAAATTATTATAAGACCTCTATTATATAAATAATCTGAAAATTTTTGATTTTTATATACTTTTAGATTATAAAAAAAAAACCATGAATAATTACTTACAATTAGATAATATTTTTTTATTATTTCATTTAAGTTTTCAAAATCAAGCATTATATATATTTATATATTTATAAAATGTTATATTAATATTTTTATATAAAAATATAAGTTTTAAAGAAAAAACAATTTAAAGTTTATCAATAAAAAAGTATATAAAAAATGACCGATACCAATGAAGATCAAATTCAATTGCCTCCAGCAAGCATATGGAACCATGTTTCAAAAATTGCTATTACTGATGATAAACCAATTATGTTAGATTATTGGGTAGATTCACTTGAAAAAACAGTTTTAATAGGTATAAAAAATAATGGAGAAAAATTATTAGTAAAAAATGCGGAAGAATATACTAGTCCAATTGCTAAAATTTTTAAAATAGACAATGTTTTTATTATTTGCACAGAAAACTCAATTTATTTAACATCATCTGATATTGAAAAACGTGCTATTTCATCATAATTTTAAAATATAATATATAATAGTATATTTACTTTTATTATATTTGATTGTACTTATATATTCAATATTATTATTTCTACAAATTTGTCTTATTATTGTAAGCAAATTATTATATGAATATTCTCTTTCTATGTAATATTTTTTATTTTTTTTATAATATTCTGCTATTTTATTATAAAAATCACTTATTTGATGGTTAAATTCATATTTTTTATATGATTCTCTGTCCAATATATAATAATTATTTTCTAAAACACAATTTAAATCTAAAAAATCATATAATATATTATTAGATATATCTTTATTAAATATAGTAGTTTTCATATATTATAAGTAAATATTACATAAATGAAAATTATAATATAAATTTTTTATTTTATAATTTTTTGCTATTTATTGTTGTTCATTCAAAATATAAATTATTGAATTTGTTAAAAATAATAATTCTATATTTTCTTCATGTAAATTATTAAAGATATTAATATAATATGTTATTAATTTAATAATTTTATATTTGTATTCTTCATTTAAATCTGAATTATGTTTTAAATATATAAACATTTCATCTAGTATATCTATAACTGAAAATCCTCTATTATATATTTCAATTATGTAATTAAAACTTTTATTATAATTTTTTTCATTACATAATTTAAAATATTCTTCAAAATCTTTATTTGTAATATTTGATAATAAAAAATCTAGATTATTTAATTCAATATTTTCTATATTTTTATTATAAATTATTATTATTTTATTTATATTATTAATAAATAAAGGAATATTATTATTACATGTTTCTAATAGTTTATATTTGATTTCTTTATTTTTGAATACAATATTTTCATTGTATATAATTTTATTATATATACTTTCTATAAATTTTATATCTATTGGTAGTATTTTAATCAACTCTAAATGATAAAATATATTTATATTTATTTTATTAATATCATTGCATGTAATGATAAAATTAATATTTTTATAATGTACTATTAAATTTAATAATATAGATTGATATTGTTCATTCAATAAATCTAAGTCATCTATAACTATAGTTTTTTTTACTTTATTTTTATTATTTATTTGACAAAATGTTTTTATTTCATTACGATAATAATTTATACCGCTATCATTCAATAAATTAATACATAATATGTTATCATTTATAGAATCATTTATATTATTATAATACATATCTAAAATAACTTTTACTAATGATGATTTGCCAGAATTTGTATTTCCTGTTATAAAAAAATTACAAATATTACACTCTATATATTTATTTATTAAATCTTTTGTATTTTTATTAATATTAAAATCCTCTAGGATTTTTGGTTTATATTTTAATAATAATAATTTATCCATTAATTAATTATTATTTATTTTTAAATATTATTATACGTAAAATATTTAAGTTTTTATAATAAATCTATATTATGCTAGTAAAAGAAAAATATTTAAATTTATTAGAATTAGATAATTTAAGTGATTTAAATACTATAAAAAAATCATATAGGCGATTATCTCTCAAATACCATCCTGATAAAAATCCTTATAACACTAATAAATTCCAAGAAATTACAAAAGCATATGAATTTTTAATAAAACATTTTAATGAAATAACAAATGAAAAATTAAATAATGAAAAGTTAAATAATAACTCTGATAATACTATAATTCAAAAAAATTCATATGATAGTGATTATTATAATAATATTTATAATAATGTATTATCTATCTATAAAGAAGATATTATTATTTATATAAATTTGACATATGAAGAATCATATAATGGTTGTCAAAAACCTGTTAAAATAACAAGAAAAATATTACAAAATAATATTGTAACAAGTGAAAATGAAACATTATATGTTAATATACCACAAGGTACAGATAATGATGAAATAATTGTAATTGAAAATAAAGGTAATATAGATAATTTTACTAAAACAAATGTTAAAATATTTATAAAATTATTAAAACATAATTTGTTTGAGAGAGATGGATTAGATTTAATTTATAAATTAAATATTTCATTTAAAGAATCTCTCGTAGGTGTTAATAAAATATTTAAACATTTAAATAATAAATACTATAAAATAAATTCAAAAAAAGGAGAGATTGTATATAATACAAGTGAAAAAAAATTAGATAATTTAGGTTTTAAAAGGAATGATTATTATGGTAATATGATAATTAAATTTACTATTGATTACAATTATAAATTTAATGAAACACAATTAGAGAGATTACTAGAAATTTTATAAAAAACATTTATTAATATGATTCTCTCTAGTTATTATTTGAAAATAATAAATATTTTCCCAAATTTGTATTTGATTGTAAAACTTGTTGAGAATTTAAATAAACAAACCAATTATAAGCATTACGTTTTAATAATTCATCTTTTGGTATATATAAACCATATGATTTTTCATGTATATCTAAGTAGGAGCAACCTAATAATTGTTCTAAATCAATTGATTTATTATTAGAAGTTTTTGTACCAATATATATACCATCAATGTAGTTAATATTATTATTTTGAGTATTATTGAAAAGCCATTTATTTATTAAATCTTCTACATTTATTTGATTGCTATAATCTTGACTTATTAAAATTTCTAAATGATTACAAAATTCATGTATTAAAGGGCAATTTTTTACACATCCTATAAAACTCATATTTGGCATAAATTTAATAGAATGTGAATTACTTGATCTATTAGGAAATTCTGCTACACACATTTTATTAGTTTTTAATACTTTATCATATATTGGTTTTAATGATTTAAATAATATAAAAGATGATTCAATTAATAATCCACCATAATTATATAATATTTTTGCTAATGCTAATCTTCTCATATAATCTTTTTGTGGATTTTCTAATTTATTTAAATCTACATTCCAATTTTCTAATAATATTTTAAAAGAATCATCATCTATTAATACTATATGAAAATAATCACTACAACAATTTATAATAGATCTAATTGTTAAATATAAATAATCTTGATTTAATTCTAAACTATTTCTTGAACCGAATGATAACCATGATCTACTATTTTTACTATATTCAATATGAATCCAAATAATTGGTTTTTTTATAGAACTTAATTGTTGTAATGTTAAAGCTTGGTCTTCTTGTAATAAATATTTTTTTATTATATTTAATTCTTCAATTTTATCATCTCTCTCTACATTAATTTTAAATTTATTATAAACATAACTTGCCGCCATTAATAACAATATACTTATTACTATGTTTTTGTAATATAATTTATTGAGTTCCATTTTATATATATATATAAAATTAGTATATATAAAATTAATTTATTTTAATCTATTTAAAGAAGACCACCATAATTTATTTGCTTTTTCAATATCTTCTTCTTGTTTTAGTAATTTATATGCTCTATGTGAATTTATAACATTTTCTTCTTTTTTATAATTATTTAAATGTTCTTTTGCTTCTTTTTCAGAGAGAGGAGTCAAATTTTGACTTTTTCTAATTATATTTGCTTGTTCTAAATTATTATATGTTGGTTTATAATCTTCTTCTGTAACAGGTATTACAGATTCACTATGAGCTTTTTTCAAATCTTCATATTGTAAATTACTAAACATAGATGATGAATAACTTTCTACACCTGAATTAGTTAAATCACAATAATTATTATTATTATATTCAGATATTGATTTATGAGATATTATAGCGTTTTTTCTTAGTATTGCCTTTTTTTCTTCAATTGCTTTATTCATATCACCTATATTGTTTATTTTATATTCTTCTGTGCTATTATTATTTTTTAACCAATCACCGTAACCTCCATCATCATAATCAGTTGATATTTTTACTTTATCAAATAATTCATTAAACCATTTATTAAATTTTTCAGGATTAAGAGCATCTTTTTTTTTAAGATTCTCTATTAATTCTTTATTATAGCTATCATTTATATCCATATATTCAGTGTTTTCATAATTTATATCTTTTTTATCTGATATTTTGGCTTGCTCTCTAAATTCATATATTTTAAATAATGTTTTATATGCCGATGAAAAAAAAAGAAAATATTTCTTATCTAAACCGGACTTATCAGGATGCATATTTAATAATTGTTTTTTTGCGTTTTTTAACTCGTTCTCTCCAAAATCAATATTTAATTTAAATAAATTTAATATATCTTGATATTCATAATTATTAATATCAAGATCTAATGTTTCCATAATAGATTAATAATATTTTATATTTTAAATAGAAATATTAATAATCTATTAATTACATAATTAATATATTATATATTTAATCTTTGATATATGTTTCTTTACATAAATTTTTTATTATTTTTTCTTCTATAACTTCATCCGTTTTTCCTATTGTGCTTATTGTTTTACTAAAATAATCTTGTTTTAAATCATTTTCCAAAAAATCTGGATTTTCAGTTTTCCAATCTTGTAAAGCATTATAATTTTTAGAAGATGCCTTCTTTATTGCTTTCTTTATTTTTTCTTTTGATATATCTTTTGACCATTCATTTTCTTCTTTGATATATAACGTTTCACGTTTAACATCTGTACAATGTAAGGGGCGTTCATATACTGAAAGTTTATTCATATTATCCATAATTGTTTTACTTAATCCATTTGCTAAGCCATTTTGTTTTGTAAAATCCAATTGTTGTAAGCTAACTTCGATTGATTTGATAAAATCACTCATATTTAAAGCATCTTTGCATTTTTCATTTAAAAATACATTAATATTAAATTTATTATTTTGAGTATTATTTGTAGTATTACCTATTTTTGGTATTAATTCACTTATTTGTTGTTGTTGTTTCGCATTTTCTTTAATAAGCTCTTTTATCATATTTTTTAATTCTTTATTATCTTCTTTTAACTCACCAATCACCTTATTATCTTCATATTCAATTAAATTATAATTACTAGTTAATATATATTCCTCGTTTTCTATATAATTACATTTTTTTTTATGAGCATATAAGCCTTGTCTACTTTTGTATTGTTTTCCACAATTACACGATAATATTTTAATATTTTCGGTTTTTTCGGTTTTTTTTCCTAAATTTGTAAAAGAAATGTCAACAAATGTATTATTTTTATGTTTAGCTGTTAAAATATGTTTATTATAATCTTTTTTATCACATGATTTAAAGTTACATTTTTCACAAATATATTTTTTTCGGTTTTTTTCGGTTTTTTCTGTCAACATATGTATATAATATGTAAACAAAAAAATGTTTTTAAATCAAAATTTCATATTTTTTCGGTTTTTTGCGGTTTTTTTGTCAACAAACGTCAACAAAATACTTTATCATAATATTTTTTAATATTTATGATATTATTATATTATGATAAAACATATCATATATTATCATAAATATTTTTCCGGTTTTTTCCGGTTTTTTTTTTGTCAACAGATGTCAACAAAATTTTTTGAGATTTTTTATAAAAAAATCATGGTAACAAGTTTTTTTTAACAATTTTTCATTTTTTAAACCTTTATGGTAAGGATGGAATATAAAATAGAAAATTTCATTAAATTTTATAAAAATATTGCCCAATCTAAAATTGGACATTTTAAAAATGTCCATTTTCAAAAAATTTGACTTTTTGTTGAAAAAATAAAAAATTTCACTTTTTGAGATATTTTACTTTTGTTACGATAAATGGTAAGAAAGCAAAAATACCCATTTTTTGCCATTTTTTTAAAATTATAATAATAAATTATAAATTATAATTTTAAAGTTTCAAAAATAAATAATAATTTTAATCTTTTATATATGTTTCTTTACAAAGATTCTTTATAATTTTTTCTTCTATAACTTCGTCTGTTTTTCCAATTGTACTAATAGTTTTTGTAAAATATTCTTGTTTTAGATCATTTTCTAAAAAATCAGGATTTATTTCTTTCCAATCCTGTAAAGCATTATAATTTTTAGAAGACGCTTTCTTTATTGCTTTTTTAATTTTTTCTTTAGAATTATCTTTAGACCATTCATTTTGATCTTTGATATATAAAGTTTCACGTTTTATATCAGTACAGTGCAAAGGTCTTTCATATACTGATAGTTTATTCATATTATCCATTATAGTTTTACTTATTCCATTTACTAAGCCATTTTGTTTTGTAAAATCTAGTTGTTCTAAACTGACTTCTATCGATTTAATAAAATCAGTCATATTAATAGCGTCTTTGCATTTTTCATTTAAAAAAAAATTAATATTAAATTTATTATTTTGTGTATTATTATTATTACCTACTTTTGGTATTAATTCACCTATTTGTTCTTGTTGTTTTAACAATTGATTTTGTTGCTGAATAATAACATCTTTTAATTCTTTATTATCATGTAATATTTTCAATATAGATTCATTAGATAATATTAATTGGTTGTTTAAATTATAATTAGTTTCTATAATATTTTCATCAATGTTTTCTTTTGATTCTATTAAAATACAAATTTTTCTATGTCTCGATAAACCAGATGCATGTAAATAAGTTTTATTACATTTTTCACAAGTAAAATTATTTTCGAACTTTTTTATGTTATCATTTTTATCATTAAAATTACCATTTTCATTTTTTTTATGTTTTGCTGTAGCCAAATGTCTATTATATTGACTCAAACGATATGTATTATAGTCACAAAATTTACAATAATAATTTTTGGAACTTTTTGGAACTTTTTTGTTATCCATTTTTTATATATAATGATAACAAAAAGTTCCTAAATTGATTTTTTGGAACTTTTTGGAACTTTTTGTTATCATTTGTTATCATTTTTAAAAATGCTAACAAAAAATTTTTGAAAAACTTTTATAGTTTAATGTATTATGATAAGATAATTTATAAAAAAATTTTTTGGAACTTTTTGGAACTTTTTTTGTTACCATTAGTTACCATTCTAAAAAATCATGAAATTTGTTATTTTTTTGATGGTAACAACATTTTTTAATAAAAATATTCAAATTGTTACCTTAATGGTAAGAATTATGAAAAATATAGAAAATTTAATGAAATTTTATAAAAATATTGCTCAATCTAAAATTGGACATTTTTAAAATGTCCATTTTCAAAAAATTTGACTTTTTGTTGAAAAAATAAAAAATTTCACTTTTTAAGATATTTTACTTTTGTTACGATAAATGGTAAGAAAGCAAAAATACGTCCTTATCCCCCCATAATTTTTATAAATTACCAAATTAGGAAATTTAATTAATTTAATATAAAATATAAAAATTTAAAAATATATAAATTAAATATATATATTTATAATTATGTGTGATTTTCTTGTTGAAAGCAGTTTAATTGAATTAATGAATTCTATAAATGAAAAAGAGATAATAATAATTAGATTTACAGCAGAATGGTGTGCTCCTTGTAAAAAAATAGATCCAATTATTCAAGAATTTTTAAAAACAAAACATAATAACATTCATTTTTATACTATAGATGTTGATGAATCCTTGGATTTATATATGAAATTTAAAAAATACAAGATGTTAAATGGTATTCCATCATTATTAGCATATAAGAAAAATGTAGACCGTGATTTTTGGTATATTCCCGATGATTCACATTTAGGTGGAGATGTAAATGGTTTAAATAATTTCTTTTCAAGATGTAATTATCATGTAAATTAAACTAGTATTTCAATTAATTTTTATGTGTTAATTAAATTATTAATATTATTTGAAAATTCTTGAATATTTAATTCTGGAAATTTAACATGAGCTTCCCAAAAATATTTGCAAAAACTATAATTGAATTCATAATCTTCTTTATAATGATTTTCATAATTATTTAATAAATATTTATGAATATTATCAGGTAAAAGTTTTAAGCTTTTCTTAGGAAGTACATGTGATAATAATAAATATGGATGAATAATAGTTTTATTTTCATTTAATGTAATTTCACTATTAAAATATGGTATATTTTTATATAAATCACATAATAAAGGAGGATAATCATATTTATAATAATGAGACCAATTAACACAATCTTTTGTATAATAATAATATGTCCATTGTAATGTTTCTAAGAAATTATAACATAAAGAAGATATAAATGTGTCATTAATATAAATATTTACATCAAATAATGAATAATAATATCTAAATTCCCAAAATTTTTCATATGGATTGATAAACATTTCTTTGTTTCTCTCTAATATAGGTAATGCGTTAAATTTATTTTCTTTTTCTTTTTCAGTATTACTTGGATAACGTTTTTTAGATTGTTTATATCTAATATTGTAAATTTGTTTAATATAATTTTCTTCTTGTAAAGCTAATTTTTCAATATATAATCTAAAGTTTTTCCATATTATTTCACCATTATTTACAATAGTTTTATCATTATTGAATAATTCTTTGTATAAATCCAATAATATATTAAAACCATTAATTCTAATATTTAATGCTGGAAAATGAGGCATAAAGTCATTACCTAATAAAAAGCAAATAAATATATAATCTTCAATTTTTTTATAAAAATTTGTTCCAATTATATTATCAGAATTATCTAAAATATTACTAGCTTCTTTTAACCAACAAGGAGTATCATCTTTAATTGTAACATCATCACTTAATAATTTATAAATTTGTATTCCAAGTTGTGATATATTTAATATATAATTTTCATCAGAATTTAGAGATGCATCAAGTGATTTTATAAATGTTGGTGTTTCTCTAAATAAATAAATATTTTTGCAATATTTTAAATGGTTTAATGATAACATAATCAAATCAGCATCCATTCCATAAATAACAGAATTATTACATTGATTATTTCTAATATAATTAAATAATTTGTGTTCACCTTCTCCTGGTTTATCAGATAATGATAATATAATTTTTTTATTTTTCAAAAAATGTTGTGTAATTTTTTTATTGAGTTTATCCATAAATTTTGTCCCTGGTGTAATTGCACAAGTATCCCAAGGAGCTAATTTATTAAAAAGTGAGTTTTGATATGAAGATTTATAACGACGATTTTTTTGCTGATTAATTTTTGCAAATGGAGGTACACCATCAAATGTGATAAAAGTATATTTTATTGGGTTATATATGTTAATTAATTCTTCTAATTTTTTAATAATGTTATTAATTAATAGATTTTCAAATTGTGTATCATTTTCATAATTATTGAAGTTAATAGAATCATAAATAATAGAATTTGAATCTATAAATAAATATTCAAATTTTGAATTATCTATATTTTTTAAATTTAAAATAATATTGTTATAATTTTGAATTAAATATGAAAAATAATAAGGAATTCCCATAATTATTATATTTAAATTGTTTATTAAGTTTTAATCAATTTTTTTATTATTAAAAAAATTTAATATATAAATATAATATAATAATCATATTAATTATGCTTCCTTTTTTTAATGAAAAAATACAGCTTTATCGTTCTGTATTGGATAATATATATAAGAATATTAATATAAATAAGAATAATAATGTTATAGTGCAAAATGATTATAATAATTGTATTGAAAATATTGAAAAAATTATAAATTTAATAAATACAATAAATAACGAAAATATTTTGAATGATTTACAATATATAAATAATAGTTTATCTTCATTAATAAAAAATTATGGTGTATATAGTTTTGAATATTTATTACAAATATGTATAGGTTCAGATTATAATACTAAAATACTTACAAATAATGATTATATAAATAAATATGAATTAATTAAGAAATATTTACATCCAATAAGTTATAAAGTAATAAATTGGACAAATAAATTATATAATAATAATTGTAAAAAAGAAATAATAAAAAATAAAATAATAGATGAAAAAGTATATGTTGAAGATTCAGATATATTTGAATGTTATGATCTAGCTAGAAGTGTAAATAATTTTAAATTACGTGTAGAAGGTATAAAAGTAGTAATTCATGATAATAAAAATAAACGTACATTAATAATTGATTGTTTATGTGATTTATTATTGATAAATAATATGGAATATAATTATATAAAAAACAATATACAAAATATAAATAATTATATTCAGGAAAATAATTTACAAAATAATGAACTATTTGTAAATGAATCTTGGTGTAATTATAAAAATATGTTATCGTTAAAAGATTATTTAATATATAATAGTAAGGACATATTTAATAAATATGTTTTTATAATGAATCAAATAAATAGTATTAGCCATAAAACAATAAATTCATTAGTGCAAGAATTTATTGGAAGTGATATTTATGGTCAACGTAATTTTATAATTTATTTATTATTAAATAATTATAATCAAGAATACCAATATATTTCTTATTTATTGTATGATTTATTATCAAATGAAAATACTAATGGAGATAGTGATGAACAAAAAATATTATATGATAGTTTACCTTATAATTGTAAAAAAATATTCAAAGATGCGATGTATAAGACAATAGAATATACAAGTATGCTTTCAAATTTTGATAATAATAAAATACCATTAGAACAGCAAATATGTTTAATGAAAGTAAAAGATAATGTAAAAGAAAAAGCTATGCAAAAATTAAAAGAAATAAAATCAAAATCAGAAGATTCTGGCTCAAAAGCTAGGCAATATTTAGATGGATTATTAAAGATTCCATTTAATATTTTTAAAGAAGAATATATATTATCTAAAAAAAATGAAATAAGTGATTTATTTAAAACCTTGAAAGAGCCAATTGATAAATTAGAAGTAGATAAAATTGAATGTACCAATTTGAAAGATTTTTTTATATTATTGAAAGATTTATTAAAAAATAATAGTTATAATTCATTAGAAATATTAAATATTGTTAATACTATTGACTTTAATTTGTTACCTATTTACAATAATATTTTTAATTATTTGATAAAAAATGTGAATAATAAAAAGAAAGTATTATTACATATAGTAGATTCAATAAATTTAATATGTAAAAAGAAAAATTTAAAATTAATTAAACATGGAAGTAATATTAATGCAATAAAATTATCTATAACAGATTTTTTAGAAATAAATAAAGATAACTTAGATTTATTAAAAGAAATATTAGTATTAATTGAATCTGTAAATAGTAATAGTATTTATAATTATTTTATAAATTTAGAAAAAAATATTCATAAAATAAAATATAAAAATACAGAAATAGTAGAATATATATCAAATTTTAATAATATATTGGATAATTCTGTTCATGGACACAAAAATGCAAAAAAACAAATAGAAAGAATATTGGGTCAATGGATAAATGGTGAAAAATCAGGTTATTGTTTTGGTTTTGAAGGTCCTCCTGGTATAGGTAAAACAAGTATGGCAAAAAAAGGTTTAGCAAATTGTTTAAAAGATAAAGATGGTGAAAGCAGACCATTTTCTTTTATTGCTTTAGGTGGTTCGTCAAATGGAAGTTTATTAGATGGTCATAATTACACCTATGTAGGTTCAACATGGGGAAAAATAGTAGATATATTAATAGAAAACAAATGTATGAATCCTATTATATTTATTGACGAATTAGATAAAGTAAGTAAAACAGAAAATGGAAAGGAAATAATAGGTATATTAACACATTTAATAGATTCTACACAAAATGATGGTTTTCAAGATAAATATTTTAGCAATATTGATTTAGATTTATCAAAGGCATTATTTATATTTTCATATAATGATCCGGATTTAATTGATAAGATTTTATTGGATAGGATTCATAGAATTAAATTTGAAAATTTATTATTAGATGATAAATTAATAATTTCAACAGATTATTTATTACCTGAATTATATAATAAATTTGGTTTAGAAAATATATTAACAATAGATATCGAATTAATAAAATATATAATAGAAAATTATACTATAGAACCGGGAGTTAGAAAATTAAAAGAAATATATTTTGAAATAATATCGAGTATAAATTTAGAATTATTAAAACAAACAAATAAATATAATATACCATTAATTGTTACAAAAGAAATAGTTGACGATATATTGAAAGAGAGAAATAATATAAAATATATGAAAATAAATAATATATCAAAAGTTGGAATTGTAAATGGTATGTGGGCAAATGCTTATGGTAATAGTGGAATTTTACATATAGAATGTAAATATTTTTATTCTTCTACATTTTTAGACTTTAAATTAACTGGTATGCAAGGAGATGTTATGAAAGAAAGTATGATGGTATCAAAAACATTAGCACTATCTTTAATAAAAGATACACAATTAAAACAAATTATAAAAGAATTAGAAGAAAATAAAATGCAAGGTATACATATTCATGTACCAGAAGGAGCTACACCTAAAGATGGTCCATCAGCAGGAGCTGCGATTACTTTAGTAATATATAGTTTATTGACTAAGAAAAAAATTAGAAATAATTTTGCTATTACAGGTGAAATTTGTTTACAAGGGAATGTAACATGTATTGGAGCATTAGATTTAAAAATATTGGGTGGTATAAGAGCAGGTGTAACATCATTTTTATATCCAAAAGACAACGCAAAGGATTTTAAAATATTTTATGATAAACATCAAGACAAATTAAACAATTATAATTTTTATGAAGTAGAAAATATAAATGATGTAATTAAATATATGATAATTTAACTATATTTTTAAAATATAGTTTTATATTAATAATTAAAATATTATATTTTATTATTCTAAATATAATATAATATGTCAGCTATAACATTTAGTTTAACAAATATATTAAGTTTAACATCTTTCGTATCTCCATTAATAGTGAGTTTTTTTATGATATTATATTCAATTATAAATGATAATATAGTAAAAGGTCTTATTTATTTAATTGGATTAATAATTTTAACATTTTTTACAAGAGTTTTAAAAAATTCTTTACAAAATAAGCAAGACCTTGTAGCAAGTCCATTTTGTAATATTTTACCAGATCCTTTTACATTATCAAAAGAAAATCATATTTATAATTCACCATCACTTAGTACAACTATATTAGCATATAGTGGTTCATATATATTATTTCCTATGATAATAAATGGACATGTTAATGCTTCGTTAATAACATTTTTTATATCTATTTTAGGTATAAATGGTGGTGTTGAAATTCAAAATGTATGTACACCTCCAAGTGGTGTATTATTCGGTTTAATAATTGGAATTTTATTTGGTATATTTTATTATACTTTATTATCAGCAAGTGGAAATAAGAGTTTAGGGTATTTTACTGAAGTACCATCTAATAATATTCAATGTGCTAAACCAGGAAAAAAACAATTTAAATGTAATATGTATAAAAATGGTAAATTAATAGGTGAAGTACCATCTGAAGAAAATAATATTAATAATCCCAAAGATGATGGAAAAACGGAATCAGAAAGAAATATAAAACCAATATGTGAATATGATGATTATTATAAAAAAATTTATGGTATATGTAAAGAGTATAATGATAGAATAGTTCATGAATATAAAGATGTTAAAGATACCAATAATGTACCTATTACAATTGATGAAGATACAAGTGAGGAAAATATTAATCATAATGTAGATAGATGTAATAATGCAATAAATTCGTGGAGCTCTTGTGGTGAAATATATAAAAATTATATTAATTTTAGAAGAGGTAAAAATATTGATATTCTTAGTAATAATGGACCAGCAAAATTAATTGATTAAAAATTATTCCATATATTTTAATAAATTATTTAATTTATCTTTAATTATTGGATAATCTATTTTTTTCTTAAAATTATTTGACATCATTAATGGATTGGTATTATTATTAGTAAATATAATATTAAAATTAGTATATAAATTATATATATTGGCGTTTTTATATTTTTGATCAAGTTCTTCTTCTTTAAACAAAGGTTTATTTAATTTTTTATTAACAGTATTGTGAAAATTAAATAATAAAATTTTAAATTCTTGTTTATTGCTAATATTATCAAAATTTACCTTTTTAAGTAAATTAGTAGCATGTTCTGAACATTCTGGACAGGGTAAATTTTGACAAATTGTTTTTACAATATAAAATAAGTCTTGTTTAATATTATTAAATTCATCTTCTTTAATTTTATAAGCAATTGTATGAAATAAATACCATATATTATTACCCCAAACTTTGATATCCATATTAAATATATATTATAAATTATATATATTAATTTTTATGTAAATTACTATATATAAATTTAATATTTATATAAAACTAATTAAAAATATTATTAAAAATAAAATAATGACAAATATATCAGATTTAGATTTATTTAATAAATTATTAAATAATGATACAGAAAATGAAGTATTGAATGAAAACGAAATATGTATGATAAGCAATTTACCCTTAGAAAAAAATTATATTCAATTAAATTGTGGGCATAAATTTAATTATTTATCATTATATGAAGAAATAGTTTATCAAAAAACAAAAAAACTAGCAGATAATTACTGTTTAAGGTTAAATGAAATAAAATGTCCTTATTGTCGTAATATATCTAATAAGTTATTACCATTTTATAAATATTATAGTATTTCACAAATAAAAGGTGTAAATTATCCACCTAATTTATGTATGAAAATTAATGAATGTGAACATATAAATAAAACAACAAAAGAAAGATGTAATATGAATGGTTGTATTACTAAATTAGGTTGTTTTTGTAATAAACATTTTAAATATAATAAAGAAGAAGAGGATTTACTAAATAATATAGATAATGATTTCTATACTAAATATAAGAAAAAAAATATTTATGAATTAAAAGAAGAACTAAGGAAATATAAATTAAAATTAGGAGGAACTAAAGATGAATTAATTAAAAGATTATATATACAACATAAATATTTAGATTCTTTGGCAGGTGAAATACAAAATACAGCTTCAAAATATTTAAATAAAAAATATTATATAAAAAAAGAATAAATATAATATATATAATATATAAAAAAAGAATAAATATAATATATAAAAAAAGAATAAATATAATATATAAAAAAAGAATAAATATTATATACAATAATCATATAATATTTATGAGTGATTCAAAACAAATATTAGTAGCAACTATAAAAGAGTGGGTGTCTATTAATTCACAAATAAATGAATTAAATAAGAAAATTAAAGAATTGAAAAATAAAAAAAAACAATTATCAGATACATTAATAAGTGTAATGGAAAATAATGAGATAGATAGATTTGATATTAATAATGGTAAATTAGTTCATCGTAAAAGTAAAGTGAAGTCAGCAATAAATAAAGAATATTTGATGAAAATGCTAGATGATTATTTTAAAGAATACCCGGAAGTAGATACAAATGATGTGGGTACATTTATTTTAGATAATCGTCCAATTAAAGAAACATCTACATTAGTTATACGCGAAAATAAATAATATTATTTTATAATAATATGGTTGAAAATAGTGGTGGTCCAAATAAGTATGTAATATCCTTAATTTTAATTGTAATAATAATTATTGTTGGAACTTTAATAGGTAATTTTTTTGATATTAAATATTATCTTTATATGCCATATATAGTATGGTTTATTGCACTATGTTTATTTAATATGGTTTTAGATACCAATAAAAGAAATATATTTTATCCTTCTTCTAAAGAGTAAAACCATTTGATTTATTATTACTATCAATATCTATAACTGTATTTATAATATTATCAGAAACATTTCCTTTTAAATTATCATGAATTTCGTCAATTGTAGGTTCTCTCTTAAATTCTTTATTAAAATCACTTATAAAATTTGTAACTTTTACAGATTTTCTTTTAAATTCATTATTTTCTTTAGCATATTTTACAAGATCTTTAGTTTTATTTTTTGCTTTATCTTCGACGGTTTCTGTATATAAAAAGTTTCTTGTAGATTCTAAAGCATCGCATATTTCGGGTTTATGAATTTTATTTATTTTTTCAGGGCCTTCAATAAATTTTTTATTGAATTGTATAATAACTTTTTTATCTATTGAAGGGCTAGTTTCCATTAATCTATCAAATTCTTCTTTTGACATTTTTAACATTTGAAAAGCAGGCATTCTTTCTATTCTAGATTTAGCTAATTCAAGTTTAATATTTCTATAAAATTTATCCCAACTAATAGAACTTATCCGATGTGCTTCATTTAATTCATTAATTTTAAGAAATTGTTGAATAGTGGTAATTATACCAGCAAAAATATTAATAGAACCAATAATGACAGTATATATTGGTTGATATTCTAAAGGAATTCTTTCTTGGGCAAAATTAGCAGTACCAGTTAATGTACTCATTATTATAACCGGTATAGTAAACCATCTTGATTTAAAAGAATATATATTATGTGATTGTGAATGTAACCATTTATAACATATTGCTTTATCTGCCCATTCTACTAATATATCTTCGTGTTGTGAACACCATTCGACATTAGGTTCAATATCATTTTTTTTATTAATTGCATTATTGGTATTAATAATATTATCTTCAGTATCAGACATATATAATAAATTAATATAAAAATATTATAATAATTTATTAATACCACATTGAAATGATAAATATTTGTTGGAATTAATATTAAATTAATAAAATGTAAAAGTTTATATATAAAAATAACATGTATTTTAATATATATAATGAAAATCGATAAAATATTTATTATTAATTTAAAAAATAGACTCGATAGAAAAAAACAAATTATTAAAGAATTACAGAGAGTAAAGTTAGATAATTATGAATTTTTTCGTGCTGTAAAACCACACGATAAAATGGTAGAAGAATGGTGTGATAAATATATAGATCCTTTACCTCAATGGTTTATAAATAGTGGTAAAAATCCAAATAAATATAGATGTGGTGCGCTAGGTTGTTTATTATCACATTATGAAATTATAAAAATTTCAAAAGAAAGAGGATATAAAAATATTTTAATATTAGAAGATGATACTAAATTTGAAGTAAAAGATAATGAAACATTTATTCAAAAATTAGAAAGCTATAGTCAACAAATTGATCAAATAGAAAATATATATGGATTATTATATTTAGTTGGAAATCATGGTAGAAATCCTAAAACTAAAAAACAAGTATCACAAAATTTAATAATGACAAGACATACATTAACCACGGGAAGTTATATTATTAGTGATAAAGCAATGGATTTAGTATTGGAAAATATTAAAGGATATAAAAGAGAAATAGATGTATTTTATATAGAACATATACAACAAAAATTACCTTGTTTTTTTATATATCCTCATTTAGCAGGACAAGTTTCATCATATTCAGATATTGCACAACGAGATGTAAATTATAAATTATAAATATTTAATATTACATTATTCTTTAAAATATAATTTAAATGAAGTTTTGCAATATTTGATTTATACATTTTATCAGTTATTATATAATCTGTATCTTCTTGTCCTCCATGTAATATATCTTGACAAAAGATTGGTTTTCGTAAAGCATATATATTATAATATTGTTGTTGTATAGCTAACGGAATATCATAATGTCTATTATTTATCATTGCATCAATCATAGCTTTTTGATATATTAAAACACCTTTAAAACTATTTATTAAAATAGCATGTGTAGATAACATATTTTTTATTTTTATTACATTAGAAATACAATTTGATATATCAGAAATACAATTTGATATATCATTATTAAAACAACTTTTTTTATTACATACATTATCTCCGTATATATATCCTTTTATACCATTATTTTTATCAATAATACCAAATTTACTTATACCTAGATATACTAAATCAGAATCATAAGGTATATTAATATTATTTATAAAATTACTTGTTTTTTTTATATCGTCTTCAATAATTATAAAAGGTTCAAATATATTATTATTTTCGAATTTTGAAATAGCTATATCAATAATTTTAGAAATTCCTATAGCACCAGATTGAAATTTACTTATATCATTTGTTTTAGAAGTGTATATAAAATTTATAGAAATATCTTTAAAATTATTATAAATATTTTCTCGTCTTTCAATATTTTTATCTATAGTTAAACAATAAATTTTTAAATTATTAATATTAATATTAATAAAATTTTTTTCTATAGTATTAATAGAATTTGATTCCCAATAAAATATATCATTACTATTTACCTGATCATTAGTATATTTTTTTTTATATACTTTTGAAGTATTATAGTTAAAATTATAGTTAAACATATATAAAAAAATGATATATATTAATATACAGTTTTTTACATAAATGATAACATTTGTTACATGTTGGTATAAATTTAATAATAAATTTAATGATAATATATATAAAGAGTGGATTGATAATTTTCTTTCAAATGTAAATAATTTTTATTTGGTAGTTTATACAAATAAAGATAGTTATATAATATTAGAAAAATATAGTAATTTAAAAAATATAAAAATAATTATTGAAGAAGTTGAAAATTTTAGTAATTATCAATATAAAAATTACTGGATAATTAATCATGAAAAAAATTATTTATTGAATTCAAAAATATCTTGGGAAGTAAATATGTTATGGAATGAAAAAATAGCATTTGTAAAAAAAACATTTGAAAATAATTATTTTAATACTGAATGGTTTGGTTGGTGTGATATTGGATATTTTAGATGTCGTAATAATGATTTATCCAGAGAACAATTAAAATTATGGCCTAATATACAAAAAATTAAAAATCTAAATAAAGATAAAATATACTATGCTAAGGTAAATAATAATTCTAAAATTTTAAATAATTATATGAAAATAATTTTAGATAAAAATGATATTGGATTACCAAAATTAGAAATTCCCCATAATCAAGTTAGTATAGCAGGAGGTTTTTTTATAATACATAAAGATAAAATAAATTGGTATTATAAATTAAATGATAATAAATTAAAATTATACTTTAATAATAATAGATTAGTAAAAGATGACCAGATAATTGTATTAAATAATATTATAGATAATTTAAATAATTTTCAATTAATATCAGAAAATGATAAATATGACAATTGGTTTTTATTTCAAAGATTTTTATTATAAAGAATATTTAAAAATAATAATTATTATAATATATTATTAATAATGATTTCAATATTAATGCCAATTTATAATGGAATAGAATTTATTGAACAATCGGTAAATTCTATTAAGAATCAAAAATATAGTAATTGGGAATTAATAATTGGAATTAATGGTCATCCGAAAGATTCTGAAGTATATCAAATAGCAAAAAAATATGAAAATGAAAAGATCAAGATTTATGAAATTTTTAATACAAAAGGAAAATCTGAAGCATTAAATGAAATGTTAAAATTTACTAATTATAATTGGATAGCTTTATTAGATGTAGATGATATATGGCTACCAAATAAATTACAAAGTCAAATTCAATACATCGATAAATTTGATATAATTGGTACAAAATGTAGATATTTTGGAGATAGTAATGTTTATCTACAAATTCCAACGGGAGATATATCAAAGTTTAATTTTTTACAAGTAAATCCAATAATTAATAGTAGTGTATTGTTAAAAAAAAAATTATGTTGGTGGGACAAAAATCATGATGGTGTAGAAGATTATGATCTTTGGTTAAAGTTATGGAGACAAAAAAAAACATTTTATAATGTAAATAGTGTAGAAGTATTGCATCGTATTCATGAACAAAGCGCATTTAATGCGCAAGGAAATAATTTAAAAGTTAATGATTTATTACAAAAATATATGTAAACTAATCTAAAGTTTGACCAGTATATTCAACAAAATATCCTCTATCCAACTCATTTGTAGTTTGAGGATATTTAACCATTATATATTGTTCTCTAACACATCTGACTAGATCATAAGTATAAATGTTATTAATTTTTCGTTTTAATTGTTTCCAACAAGGTTTGATTTGTGTAAAATATAGTGCAATTAATGGTTGATCACCTGTCTTTAATATAGGATATTGATGAGCTAAATTAATTAAATTGCTTAATGTGTCATTTTTAATTATATTTGTATCAAATAAAAACATAGTTGCTTGAGGTGCATTTTTATAAACATCATAATTAGCTTTCAATTTTGAATAATATGGTTCATTTTTAAAGAATTGTGCATGTAATTTCATTGCATTTCCTAATTTATTTTCATTATTTAATGTTCTAAAAAGATTTTCATCTACATCTTCGCCATCTATACCATCTCTATTTGCTAAAAACTTATTTTCTTCTTTAAGATTTATTAATGGGTTAATATCATTAAATATATGCATTCCACAATCTAAATATAAAATATAATTCCAATTTTTAAAATATAGATTAAAAACATTTAATTTATTGAACATAAATAATGGCCATTTTCTTGGTGCATTTTTTGTAAATTCTTCTCTACATTTTAAGAAATTTTCTGTAAATTTTATTTCTGGAAAATATTTTATTATAATTTTATTTTTTTGTATGAATGGATGTTCAGTTATATTAGAATTATTTAAATCATCACCTATAAATAGACAAATATCACCATTATATTTACCATTTGTAATTAATTGGTTACATGAAAAAAAAAATTTATCTAAAAATGGTTTATTGCAAAAAAATACAACACAAACAGACATTATATATTTATATATTTATATATTTATTTAAGTAATAATAATTTCCACAAATTTAAAGTTTTTTCTTCATGATTTTTTCCAAATTCTTTTAATTTTAATTTATGTTCTTGATAATTTAAAGAATTTATTTTATATTTTAAATCATCCCAAGAATCAAATTTTATAAGTAAATTATCGTATTCGGGATTATACCATTCAGATACTTGAATTAAATTTGGAACAAATGGTGGACTCCAAAAGAAATTCTTACCAGTCCTCAATTTATTAAAGAAAGAAATAGATGGAATAAAATAAATTATTCCAAGATGGAATGATTCAAAAAATGATAGATTACTCCAAGCATATGGAATATGGACTACACATTTATAATTTTTTAAATCAGTAGGGCCATTATATTTTCCATTATAATTTTTAAGACCTATTTTTGTTAAATGATCACTCAAATTTATCATTTTAGTATCATTATGATATGGTGGAACAAAAATTATATCATTTAATTGTTTTTTTTCAATATAATTGTTATATATATCTGAAATATTTCCACAAGGGGTTATTACTTTATTGCCTACTTCAACTCCACGACAATTTTTACAATAAATATTTTCAAATGCTGTATACCCGATAATATCTACATTTTGTTTATTATATGCTTCTCTAATTAAATCATAATAGTGTTGGTCACCTTCGACATTGTAATCAAATCTATTACAGATCCATATTATAAGTTTATTGTTCCAATTATTTTGTAAAAATATTCTAGATAAAGGAGCGGTATCCGATGTAATAATACAATCAAATTTGTAAAAAAAATCTTTATATTTATTCCAGTACATATTTGCATTATTTTTTGTCAATTTATAGTAATGAGATGGTCCGTGTATTGCATCTTTATCTAATTCATTAAAAAAAAACATATTTTCAAAATCCAAGTTTAATTTATTTAGCACATAATTTATATCATTTATACAGCCTTTATGAAAAGATATGTGTAATATTTTCATATTAATATTTATAATTAATATGAAATTTTTAAATAGAAAATTTTGTAAAATTATTAATAAAATATTTCATTGATTCTATTCTACTTATATATGTATGATCTTCTTTTACTTTATACATTAGTCGCTTGATAATTTCTAATTTGTTATTTTTTTTTTCAAATTCAATTCCCATATCAATACAATTATTTATATTAGAATCATATATTAATTGATTATTAAATAAAGAATTTACAATTGGATTATTTGTAATCCCCATTCTTCCATAGCTAATGTTTTTAAATATTCTACATGGAATATAATGATCTTCAAGTTGTATTCCAAATTGAAATGCAGGGGCTATTATACTTTTTTGTATTAGATCAATGTTTTCTTCAATTGATAAATTATTAGGATGATGTTTGTTAAATGTACCTCCGAAAATTTCAAATTTAATGTTTTTTGATTTTAAATAATTAATATACGTATTATGTCCTTGTAGAGAACCACAAAAATAATAAATATCTGAATTAATTTTTTTTGAAATTGTATCTATATTGTCAATATTATTTTGTATTTGATCTGGTAGTAAATCAGTTCCCCACATTGTGTAATATTTATAGTGTTTATCATCTTTAAAATAATATTCATAATTTTTCTCATTTAATGGAATTGGTTTAAAATTTTTTAATGATTGATTATCGCGTTTCATATCTCTGAATGCTACTTTTAATACTATTATATTTTCAGGTTCTAACATATCATATTTTCCCGGAAAAATGATTCCAGAATAATGAACAAAATATAAACAATCATTTTTTTTTGGAATATGATTATCAACTTGATGTTCTGTAATAAATAAACTATTTGAAAAATCAAATTTAGATACATCATCTTTATCATCAAACCAAAATGTATCAAAACCTAAATGTTTAAATGCTATAAAATATGCATTGTGAATATAGCTATGTGTATGTGAATGTAATTTATGCCCCCATAAAATAATTTTAGTAATTTTCATATAATATATTTATATGATATTTTATATTTAAATATAAAATATCAGTATTTAATTATATAATGTCTATTATAGTTGATAATATTTATTGTAAACATTGGTTAAAAAATAATAAATTATTAGAATATATAAATAAAACAACTTATCCAGTTATTATTAATTCACCCCATCATTGTTTTCATATATTTGATACCATACATTATAATTCTTTATTAAAAGATAATTATGATATATATAATTATCTTATTATACATACAAAACAATATGAACATTCAGAAAATAACTTTAAAACTCTATTAAATAATTTTGATATTAGTAAAATAAATAAAATAAATTTAGAATATGATGATAAATTAGATAAATATATTGTTACGGACGGTGTTCATAGACTATGTATTTTATTATTTAAAAATATATTTACTGACAAAATCCCAATTGAGTATTTTAATATTATATATCCTCAGTCAGTTATTACAAAAATAACAGACTTATTAACAATAACAACAAATACTAAACATTATAATGGATGGAATAATAATCGACCAAATATGAATGGATATCATTCATTGAACATATTTAATATAAATTTAATAGGTCAAAGAACTCCTATAAAACGTATAGCAACAATAATAAAAAAGTATGATTTTACAGATAAAATCGTATTAGATCTTGGCTGCAATATAGGTGGAATGTTATTACATTTACCACAAATTAAAAAGGGTATTGGTATAGATTTTGATGAAACTTGTATTAATTGTGGAAATTATATAGCAAATGTATTAAAATTTAATGATTTAAATTTTTATAAATATGATTTAAATAATTTGTCTTTAATTGAAAAAATGAATGAATTTAATATAAAAAATATTGATATAATATTTTTATTATCTATTGGATCGTGGGCATCAAATTGGAAACAGTTATATAGTGATTGTATTAATAATACAAAGCATATATTATTAGAAACCAATAATGATATTGAAGGTAAACCTCAACTACAATTATTTAAAGATTATAATTGTAAAATTGATTTAATATCAGAACAATCTTTAGATGATAATACAGGAAATTATGATAGAAAATTATATTTAATTACAATATAAATATTTCATTAGTACTTGATTGACCGTTTGAAAAAATTAATATCGTTGTAATCATAATTTTTTAAAAATAAGAAAGACGATTGAATGTGAAAATTTAGAATTTAAAAAGATGTAAGTAGTATAGTTACAAGAAAAAAGAATTATTGAGTATGGTTATAGACAATAAATTAATAGAAAATGATAATGATAAAAAATATTGGAACTACATATAAAAATATAGAAAATGTATGTTGAAAAATAATTCATATAATATTAATTTATTAGATTAAAATTTATTCCATTTTTCTGGAAATAATCCATTTATATTATTAACAGAACCATTCCAGATAGATGGATAACATACAAATTTCTCTGAATTATTATTAAAATAGGCACTCCACCAGCTAAAACTACTATTTGCAATTATATTATGACTACATAAAGACATTAAAATCATTTGCTTCCAATCTTCAATATTATATTCACATATTACTATTTCCAAATTAGGAAACTCTAATTTTAATTTTTCTATATTTTCATTTATTTCTTTATTATTTATTTCTTCTCCAAATATTAATAAATAATAATTTTCATCAATATTATTTAAGTTCGAATATAAATATTTAATAGATTCAATGTAATAATTTATATTTAAAATGGGATGAAATGATGTATTTTTAACATAATCTCCTATTCTAAAATGTAATGATATTGGAAGTTTATTTTGAAAATAATTATTATATTTTAATTTTATATTATTTTTAAAATAATCTATATTAATAAATTTACAAATATTATCATAATTATTGTTAAAATAATTAATATTTTGAAAATAACCGTGTAATTTAAAATCTTTCTCAATTAGTGGAATTTTTTTATAAACAAAAAGGCCGGATTCTTTTAATAAAGGCAAATTAACATTATCACAAGTAAATTTTGAAATATTACTTAAAAAATTATCAAAATATGTAGGTCTTAGGCTGATATTATCTAAAGGGGAAACTTTATCATTTTTATTTTTTAAAATTTTAAATGGGATTTTATTATCCAATGAATAAGAAATTCCACAAAAAATTTGGAATAATTGGTTACCTAAACCACCCATTAACTCAATATAAATCATAATATTATAATTCATATTAAACTATTTATTTTTAAATATTAATTACTATAGATTTTAATCCAATTTTCTGGAAATAAATCTTCTGTAGAATTATTAATATCTGGCCGAAACCATAATGATGGATAGCAAATAATTTTTTCTTTTTTTTCATTAAAATATGCTCCCCACCAACTAAATGTACTATTAGAAATAATATTATGTTCACAAAAACTAATCATTAAGAGTTGTTCCCAATCAGGGATTTCATAGTTTATAATACTATAATTATTCTTAAAATTTTTATTTATTTCATTTATAAATTTTTTAATTATATTATCATCATTTTTTTCTCCAAAATATAGTAATTCAAATTCATCAAAATCACTTATTTTTTTTTTTATAGTATTTAAACTATTTATATAATAATTTTCATTTAAAACTAATCCATGCCCATTATTATATTTTAAATCACCAATTCTAAAATGAATACTAATTAATTTTTTATTTTCAAAATATGATATATATTTACTCTTTGTATTTTCTTTTATTTTATTTAAATTTAATAACTTTATAATATTTTCATATTGATTTTTAAAATATTTTTCACTTTGAAAATATCCAGTAATAATAGTATCATTATTAAATAAAGGTAATTTATTATAAGTAAATTTGGGTTCTCGATATATTTTAAGGTTTGGATTATTATAATATGTAAATTTAGATATAGAATTAAATATACTATCCCAATATGTTGGACGTAATGAAGTTTTATCCATTGGAGAAACTTTGTCTGGTTTATTAATATTAAATTTAAAAGATATTTTATTTTCAAGACTATAAGCAATTATAGCAAAAATCTCAAATAACTGATTCCCTAATCCACCAATTAGAATACTATATATCATAATATGATTAAAATATTAAAACATATTCTTAATATATTTTTATATAAAATAAAATTGAATAAAATATTTATAAAAAATGAATCCATTATAAATGATTATTAAATTAATAAAAATAATAATAAATAAATTATTTATATGTAGTCATAATATAATAATTACACGAGAGCCATATATTAGCTATTATGATAATTCAGTTATAAGCGATGTTATTACAATAGTTCGAATAGAATCTTATTCTGATATTAAAGAATATATTTTACCATTTAGGGTATAATACTTTTATTATATATTGACTCGTAATCTTTGCACCAAAAATCATAATCATATTTTATTGAACTTAAGAATTTATTGTTTTTAATTTTATTGTGGTATTTAATAATTTCAATATACCATTTTATTAGATTAAATAGGATAGTATCTTCATAAATTAACATTTTATCGAATGTATAAATAGTATTGATATTTTTTTCAATATTTTTAATAATATTGGTTTCTATATATAAATTATCAAGATTAATACCAGAAGGTGTATTATAATTAATATTATAATTTCTTAAAATAATTTCAAGCATATATATTTTACCAATAATTACTTTATTATAATATTCATTACGCATAATTTGATATATATATTCTGAAATATCATTTGGTAAAACTCTAGACAATAAAGTTTTCATATTTATTGTATAAATTATAATGAATAATAAATTTAATCAATTTTATAAAGTATATATATATGGATAATAGTATAAAAATAATTATTGAAAATTTTAACAATAATATTTCAAAGAAGAGAGATATAGATAGATTTTTTATTTTATTACAAGAAAAAGTTGATTATTTAAATAGTATATATCAAAAATATTTAGCATCTAATATTAAAGATAAGCTTCATGGTTTGGATTCACTTCATTTTCAGAGTAAGTTAGTAGTTCAAGAAATGGATAATAATAAAGTATTATTCAATATTATAAAAAATAGAATTTATGGTGACTATTATAAATTATTTAAAAATATATTGAAATATTCATTAGAAGTTTTACCTGATTCAAATATTCTTAAAAATTTTGAAAATAAAGAATTTCCAATATATAAAGACTTGTCTATAACAGATCAATATGATTATGAGTTAATAATTGAATTGTTTAACGATATTATTACAATAATAAATAATTTAATAGAAGATAAAAATTTGAGAGAAACTAATTTAAATGAACAAAAAAAATGTAGAGATAGTGGAATTAATATTAATAATATGGTAGATAATTATAATTTTAATATTAATTTTATAAAAAATAATATAGATTTATATATTAATTATTTACATAATTTTAATAGTTTTCATAACAAATATTTATTGCGTCTTGCAAATACATTAAATCTTTTTTATTCACAAGTAATAAATGATATTTCTAGTAATAAACAACTAGAAAATACTGAAGAAGAAAATACTGAAGAAGATAATAATAAAAATGATAATAAAGAATCAGAATATATAATATATGATTTATCCGATAATAAAAGTTTTGAATCATTAAAAACAAATGAATTTATAAACCTAGAAAATATTTTAGAGAGATTCAAAAAAAATAAATTATTATTGAGAGAAACAATTAAAGATTTTGATAAAATTGAATTAGAATTAAGCGATAGTGAATTAGAATATAAATTTATTTCTATTTAATATATTAATATATTAATATAAAATAGTTAATAAAAAAATTGTTTTAATAATAAAAAAAATGTAAATTTAATTTATTAATTTAAAAATTGATTTAAAAAAAAATTTAAAAAAATTATTTAAATAAATATGGAAAAACGTATTTCTCAAAAAGTAGATGATTATTTTGATACATTTAAATCAGGCATTAAAAATTGGGTTCAAAATAATGATTCTATAAATTTTTCAACAAAAAGTGATTTACTTAAATTTATTTATGATTTTGAAAATTTATCATTGGATAAAGAAGATTTTTCAAAACGTAAGCGTATTAAATCAAGTGTACCTCAATATTTAAGATGTATTGCCTGTAGAGCAAACGGAGAACAATGTACACGTAAAAAAAAAGATGATAATGACTATTGTGGAACTCATGATAAAAATCGCCCACATGGTATAATTAGTGATCAAATTAAAACAAAAGAAAAATTAAATAAAGTAGAAGTATTTATTCAAGATATTAATGGTATTTTATATTATATTGACAATAATGAAAATGTATATAGTACTGAAGATATTCTAAATAATATTTTAAATCCTAAAATAATTGCTAAATATAAGGTTAAAGATGATAAATATATATTAATGAATTAAATATATATAAAAATTTCATATTAATATTATTATGATTCAGTTAATTTTATATAATTTATTATTTGTAGATAAAACTTTTTTTTTATCACATGTAATTCAAAAAAAATATCATACCGTTATATCAAGTAATGATATGCTTTATAAAAAAAATTTAAATAATAATTTTGAAACTTTTAAATTTCTCTCTCAAGATTATAATATAATAAAAAATAAAATATTAAATGAAATGAAATTTATACTGAATAGACGAACAAAAGTATATATTCATTTAGAACAATTAATAAGTTGCACAAATATTTATCATATTGGTATATCATTTAAATCTATTTTTAAAACAATAAGATATGATATAAGACCTGAAAATTTTGTTAGTTTGGAAAAATTGCCCTATAATATGAAAACAAAATATAAAACTTTATTTTGGGATTATTCGATTAAATCAATAAAAGAAATAAAACAATATGAGAGAAGTATGAATTTTAAATATTTTTTAGCTGTAAATGATTGTAGACATTATGTAAATAATTTGACATTATGGTCTTGTAATAATCCTACACCAATATGGAGATTATATATGTATTTTGATGATTTATAAAATTGATTAAAATTATATTCTATATATTAATACAATTAATATATGGAATTGAATATTGCTTTGGAAGTATTGGCAAAATATTATAATATGACAACTAATAAAATAGATAGTATTTTGAAATCAAATATGGAAGAAATAAATGAAACAAATTTTACATTTCCATTTAATGGTAAAATTAATGAAGATAAATGTAAAGCGATTGTTTTTAATCATGGATTATATACACAATGTAATAAAAAAACTAAAGGGGAATTTTGTAGTTGTTGTAATAAATTAAAATATGGTAGCATTGAAGAAAGAATTAATATTAATAAAGGCGAATTTGTTACCAAATCTGGAAAGAAAGAAGTAGAATATGAAAAAATTATTCAAAAATTAGGTTTTACATATGAACAAGTTATAACTATTTTTAGAAAATATAATTTTGAATATAATTTGAATGAAAATGCTTTTAAAAATAATAATAAAAAACAGAGAGGTAGGCCAAAAAAAGAAGTAACAAAAAAAAAAGAAGAACTAAGTGAAGAATACGAAGAAATAGAAGTAGAAGAAATATTAATTGATGAAATTAAATATTATAAAACAAAAGAAAATGTTCTATTAAATCAAGAATATGAAATTGTAGGCATTTATAATAATGATAAATTGGAAAAATTATGAAAAAATGAAAGTTAAAAAAAAGCGTAATAGAAAAGAGAAAAGAAGAGAAATAATGATGTAAAAATAAATGAATAAAGATGATATAAAAAAATGAAATAAAGTAGATCATAATCGAATGAATAATAATATTGAAAGCAGATAATAGTA